GTGCTGCCGCTGGTGTAGGCGCTGCTACAGGTGCTGCCGCTGGTGTAGGCGCTGCAACAGGCGCTGCTACAGGCGCTGCGCCGATCGCAGTAGCACCTGCTGGCATTGCTGGTACAGCACCAAACACAGACGCAGGAGCCGGGCCAGAAATGATTTCTTCACCTGCGTACAGCAGTTGCGCCATTTCCATATTGATGTAAACACCCGCCTGATTACCCGTTGCTTCATTCGCAGACGTCGATCCGCTGATCCGGTAGTAGTAGCCTTTTTTAGCCTGGTTTTTATCGATCACGGGCTGGAACTGTGCGTTATACAACGGACAAGCATCGATCGCCACGTTGCGAGAAAAACCGATAATCCAGTGACCGGGATAACCCGTTTTAGTTGCGTGTTTCGGGTCGTCACCGTTCGTGATTTTCCACGCGAAAGTGGCTTGTTGCGTTTCCCCAGCAACATAGTGCGAACTGGCAGCTTTCAGGATTGCCTGGAATACTGCGCCCAATTCACCCTGTTCTTCCCACCAGTTCGCGGCAGTTTTGGGAAATGCCAGACCAACCCACCAGTTGTATTTTTTAGGATCCAGATCGCGTCCGTTGTTATCTTTCGTGTTCATATCGAAGAACGAACCACCAACCAGACGACCAACCGGAGTGACGAATTTTTCAACTACTTTAGCCATGTTACTTACCTTTTATAATGGACGTGCGCCAGCGGGCATCGTCACGGGAGTATTGAAAACGGATTCAGCCATTGTGCTAAAACCAGTTCGAGCATCGGTATCAGGCACTAACGTAAACTGACCATCAGGTTTCGTTGTGCACATGTCAACCAGCGCTTTCGGTAATGTTTTTTCCAGAGTAGCCAGAGGCTTCAGTTTACGTTCATAAAGCGTATCAGGCATAACGCCAAACATAGGCGCAGCACCAATCAGTTTCCCTTCGTCGGTTAACTGACGTTTCGTTTGTTTTGGGGCCAGTTTAAAACCGGGTAGTGGTTTACCTTGCCGAACGAAATGTAAACCCTGAATGTGCAACGCTGTTTTAGCATCGCTCGCCCGTGAATAAAGTTCCTCCAGCAGCTGTAAACGCTGCCCTACCTCTTCAGGTGTCAATGATGGTGGTGCATCAAGAACCGTAGCCAATTCAATGATCCTCTCGTAAAGGGCCGGGCATAAACCACGGGCCGGGCAATAGTGACAATGATCGCCGACAACTAAAGGCGCATCGATCTTGTGAGCATCAGTAAAACCTTTCTTAAAGCGATCTGCCCAGTCCATCAATACACTGCGTGAAAACTGCCAGCGTCTAATCGTTCCGTTCGGATGCCATGCACGCGGTTGAACAACTGTAAATACCACTTGTTTAACCGAACTGATACAACGTTGGTCAAGTGCGTAATACACACCCTGTGTATTATCTTCAGCTTCCACTGCCTGATGACCATACTTGTAATCCCAAACGTAAAGGATATCGGTTAAAAAATCATACCAGCGATAATCACAGATGCCGTATTGCCCCGGCAAAAGCCAGTCAATATGAATGCGAACTTCTGAAAACAGCGGATCGATTTTTGCACCAACTGACAGAACATCAGCAATGAATTCATCAGCATGTTCATGCATATCATCAGTTACTGTAATACCATTTGGTGCAACACAAGGCATCAACGGTGGTTTACCTTTAATTTTTTGCTCAAGCACCCAGTGAGCAGCTTTACCTTCCTGTTTACTCGTGCTTAAAGGTTCATCGAAATCGATCCGCTGTGACAGTTGAACGCTACCCGGACAAGATAACCAACGTTTAGAACCACTGGCACTAAAGGTAGCGTTGCGTGTCATCAGAATGTACCACCCATGTTTTTGCTGACTTCAGCCTGACCCAGAATGTTTTCAGCCTCTGCTGGCGTCTGGTTGATACGCTCGATCAGGTCGATAGCAGATTTCAGTTGTGCAGGGTCTGACAGCGCCATGATGTTCTGCGTGTTGTACAGCGCCAGAATACGCTGGCTGATCGGCGCGGCACGCTCACCAGTAATCTGACCGAACATCTGCATCAGTGCAGACTGCAATACCTGGCTGTTATAGACTTTCGCTGGGTCAGCGGCAGGCGCAACAGGTGCTACCGGGGCAGTCGGGGCAGTGTTCACTGGCGCTGCCGGAACAGTGTTGGCAGGCGCAACGGGTACTGCAGGAGTCGAATCGACTGGTGCAACATAGCCCGGCGCAAGTTCAGCAGGTCCGGTATAGCGTCCGGCTGCAGCGGCTTCAGCGATCAGTTCGCGTTTTACTTTATCCAGGAAAACTTCATCCAGCTTTTTACGCTGACGCCACAGACCATCGCCTTTGTTGATGGATTTGCTGTCAGTGTGGATACGCGGATCGTGGCGCAGACCCCATGCGTCGAATTCGTTGGTACTGGTTTCGCCGTCATCATCGTTATCAGACCCGGTAGCTGGCGGGACTGGTGTAACGATCGGTAAGTTAGGGTGCTGTCCGGCAGTCACCGCTTCTTTAACGATGCCATCAGCGGCAACAGTCATAAGCGGTGCGGCACCAGTCGCGATAGCATTCGCCAGATTGTTGATTGCAGTTTCCAGTTCTGGAGCAGTGATATGCAATTTAACTTCAAACATAGTTGGTTCCTTATGTGGTTGATTGGTTGCTACGTGGCTAAGGTTACGAGTCAGGTTGCAATGTGTCAAGAATTATTTTATGATAATTTCACATTCAAAACGGAGATAAAACGATGAACAACGACCTGTACAGTTTCATTCGTCACAACGTATTTTTCGACCGTGTAACGGGTAAGTATATTTTCCGGGGTCGTGAGTTTAAACGAAACGGACAGGCACAGAAAGCTGCGCGTGATGCATACGTTAAGGAGAACCGCGCGTGAGTCAACAACCATTACGTTACTACCAGCAGGACGCCGTTAACGGCGTGAATGCGCAGTGGGACGCTGGTAAGAAAGATGTGATCCTGGTCATGCCTACCGGGAGCGGTAAAACGCGAACGATGGCTGAACTGGTGAAAGTTGACGGGATCAAAGTTATCCAGGCGCACCGTAAGGAACTGGTCAGTCAGATAGCGATGGCGATTGCCGCACAGGGATTACCACTCCGTTTTATTGCGCAAAAAGACGCTATTAAGTTTGCCACGGGGCAGCAGATGAAAAAGCTGGGTTACAGTACCTATGCACCCGGCGCAGATATCGTTATTGCCAGTGCGCCCACGCTGCGAACAAAAAAATACGAACGATGGCATGATAGCGTAACCCGTGTTTTTTGTGATGAAGCCCATCATCTGGTACGCGGCACCATGTGGGGAACCTGTCGTGAACTTTTCCCAAAATCTTTAGGATTAGGTGTAACTGCATCACCGATCCGTGCCGATGGTAAAGGGCTTGGACGTCATGCGTCTGGCTATGCTGATGCAATGGTGATTGGTCCGGCAATGCGTGAATTAATCAACCAGCAGCACCTGGCCGATTATCGCCTGATTATGGCTGAAACAGATATTGACCTGACAGCGGATATGATTTCCAGCACTACGGGGGATTACAAGCCATCTGCGTTGAAAAAGGCAATGGAAGATTCAACCATCGTTGGTGATACAGTAAATACCTGGAAAATGTACGCCGACGGTATGCTGACGGTGGTTTTCACCGTTGATGTTGACGCGGCTATAACACTGGCACAGGAATTCAGGGACGCGGGTATTCCTGCTGAGGCAATCAGTTCGCGTAATACCGATCAGGAACGCGCCGATATTCTGGACCGTTTCGAAAAACGCAAAACCCTGATTATGTGCAACGCGGATCTGTTCGGCGAGGGTTATGACTGTCCGGCAATGGAATGCGCCGTGATGGATAGACCCACTGAATCCTATTCACTGTTTATCCAACAAATGGGACGCCCGTTACGCTATATCCCCGGTAAAAAAGCACTCATTATTGATAAAGTGGGTAACGTCCGTCGTTTTATTGCCCGTGGTTTTCCGTTACCCGATCAACATTACAACTGGTCGTTAGACGACCGCGATCGTAAATCATCCAGCGGCGGATCCAGTAATACCACCTGTACAAACAAAGGGGATGCAGTAAAGGGTATTGAACCGTGTCTGAAACCTTATCCTGCAGGGCTTGCTGCTTGCCCTTACTGCGGTCATGTACCGGAAAAAGCGCTACGTTCAGGACCGGATCGCGTTGAGGGTAATTTACGTGAACTGACCGCTGAAGAACTCGAAGAACTGCGCCGCGCAGTGGTTATTATCGACCGTGACCCGGCAGCAGTTAAAGACCAGATGTTAAACGCTGGCGCACCTGCTGTTGCAGCTTACAGCGCGATGAAAAATATTCAGGCTATGAACGATGCACAGCGTAAACTACGTTCCATGATAACCACATGGGCTGGGTTACAGCGTGATAAAGGCGTATCACCTGATGATGCTTATCGTATGTTTTATCAGGTTTTCGGCGTTGATGTACTTACGGCGCAGGCATTACACACGCGGGAAGCAAACGAGTTGTCAGCACGGGTTGCAGGAACTATGATTTAATGGTAATCTGTTTAGAATTATTTTAAATATAAGGTAAACACATGCGTGATTTGATGATTGATATTGAAACATGTGGCACGAAACCCGGTTGTGCGGTGCTTTCCATTGGTGCTGTATATTTCAATCGCAAAGGTAATATCGGTGAACAGTTTTACGCATCAATGGGTTTTAGCGCGTTGTCATACGGTAATGCTGATGCTGATACAATGCGTTGGTGGTCGCAGCAGTCTGAACAGGCGCGTACTGACGCGTTTGGCGGGACTGATGACCCACGTGAAGTAGCACAACGTTTTGCAAAATTCATTCGTTCTGATGCGCTTCCCTGGGGTAACGGGTCTGTATTTGATATCACCATTTTAGAAGCATGATTTGATGCAGTAGGTATCCGCTGCCCGTGGAAATTCTGGAACGTTCGTGATGTTCGCACGGCGGTGGATTTGCTGGGTATCAATACTAAACTGTTTACCCGTGATGGCGTTTTTCATAACGCGCTGGATGATTGCCTTCATCAGATCAAATATCTCACCAGCGGGACTAAACACTTATGACACCTCTTGAAGAGTGGGCGAAACGTCACGGTATCAGCCAGATGGCGCTGTATGAGTTATACGGCCTTTTTCAGCCGGACGGAAAACCGCATGAAGATGGTAAAAGTGAATCAGCAACGTCTAAAGAATGCGAACTGATCGCGGCCCGTGCTGGTCAACGCCTCTGGCGAAACAATAACGGCGCTTTACAAAACGAAAAAGGCCAGTGGGTGCGTTACGGTCTGGGTAATACCAGCAAAAAAATCAACGATGTTATGAAATCCAGTGATTATATCGGGATCAAAACGTTGATTATCACCCCTGCTGATGTTGGTCGTAAAATTGGTATGTTTATCGCGGCTGAAATGAAAGAGCCGAACTGGCACATGACCCCCGGTGATAAACGCGCCCAGGCGCAGGCCACTTTTGGTACAGTTGTAGTTAACGCAGGTGGTGAATTTCGTTTCATCACCCATCCCTCACAGTTTGAACAATGGATGAAAGAATGAATAACGAACGCGTAAACCGTCTGCAAAAACTGATCGATACTCACGGGATTGAAAACGTTGCTAAACGTATGAACGTAAGTGAGATCCACATTAAACGTAATCTTCTCACAGGTCATTCAGCGATCAACCTGGTAAAACTCATGGCTGCTGAACGTCAGTTCGGAGCGTAGATCATGAAAGGATTGCTGAACCGTAAACAATGGGTCTGCTGGAGGCTGGAACACGTTGAAGGTCGCCCAAAACCTACCAAAGTACCTTACAGCCCAATCCACGGGTATAAGGCCAGTACAACAAACCCTGCTGACTGGTCTGACTATCATACTGCGCTGGGTATGGCGCAAATGTATGGTATGTCGGGTGTCGGTTTCGTGTTCACTGAAAACGATCCCTATTTTTTCATTGACGTCGATAACTGTCTGGTAGATCAGGCTACTGCTACGTGGTCACCACTGGCGCACGAATTTGTAAACCGTTTCCCCGGCGCTTATACGGAAGTAAGCCAGTCAGGAACAGGTTTACATATCATCTGTGCGTATAGCAGTTTACCGGAAGGGTTCAACAGCCTTAACGATCAGAAAACCGGGCTTGAAATGTACTGGCGCGATCGCTTTGTTGCCATGACATTAACCGGGAATGGTGAAGTTGACGTTGACTATACACAGGGTGTTCACGACTCGATCGCCCGGTATGGTCGAATTCGTTCTGATCGTTCCGCACACTGGACCAGCGCACCCTGTGATGAATGGTCCGGGCCTGACGATGACGAAGAACTGATCGCAATGGCGTTGAAGTCATCCAGTGCGGCTTCAGTTTTTGGCAATAAGGCATCGTTTGCGGATCTGTGGACGGCAAATGTCGAAAAACTGTCTGTCAGCTATGCAAGCGATCAAGGGAAAGACTACAACGCGTCAGCCGCAGATGCTGCCCTGTGTTCACACCTTGCTTTCTGGACAGGTAAAAACTGTGAACGCATGGAGCGGTTATTTAATAAATCAGCGCTTGTTCGTGGTAAGTGGACTGATCGCCAGGATTACCGCGAAACCACCATATTAGGAGCGGTTGAACGTTGCGATACTGTTTATCGTGCGCAACCTGCGCTGACCCCAGAACTGATTAACGCTGTTACGCCAGCGCCTACAGTTGCGGTAACGGGTAGTGTTCCGGCGTATATGTCGATCAGACCCGGTGAAGGTGCTTATGGGGCTAACCATACGGTTAACGCATCCACTTTCGTTAATAACTATTATCCAAATAACACGCTGGTTTTTGTACAGCAGCAACCGTACCGCTTTAACGGTCGCGTCTGGGAACGTGTGACAGAAGATGAATTAAAACATCAGTTATCTATGGCAATGCTGGCAAGCGAACCAAAAGCTGACGTTATTAATGGCACCTATAAGGTTTTAAGCTATTTATTCACCCGTGCAGATCGTGAGTTAGGCACCTGGCCGGGCGTTGATGTTTCACACTATATTGTGTGTCAAAACGGGATACTTGACGTTCACACCAGAAAATGTGAACCGCATAACCCTGATTTCTTCACCACCAGTATTTTACCATACAGTTATGACCCTTTCGCACAGGCACCCGTTTTTCAGGATTTTCTGAATACGACGCTGGAAGGCGATCAGGAACGTATTGCACTGCTGCAGGAATGGCTGGGGTATATGCTGGTTAACTCCTATGACTATCAGAAAGCGATGTTACTAATCGGTGCGCCTCGTTCTGGGAAGGGTACTATCGGCCAGATTATTCAGGCGCTGGTAGGTGATGAAGCCTATGCCGGGATTACGCTTGAAGGGCTGGCAAGTGATGCTGTTCTGGAAACCGTGCTTGATAAATCTGTGTTATTTATTGGTGATGCTCACAGTGTTTCCGGGCCTGACCGTAACAGGATTCTCGACCGTTTTAAATCGATAACCGGGGCTGATGCGATACCTGTTAACCGTAAATATAAAGGTGCGTGGAATGGTCGTTTACCGGGTCGTATGACACTTGCCGCGAATAATATCCCGGCCTTTGCTGATGATTCCGGCGCAATGGCAAACCGCTTGCTGATCCTGCCCTTTAATATCTCGTTTCTGGGTCGAGAAGATATCACGCTGAAATCACGGTTAATGAAAGAATTACCGGGGATCTGCAACTGGGCTATCGAAGGTCTTGAACGGTTGCGTAAAAATAACCGCTTCACTGAACCAACAGCAAGTATTATTGAGCGTCAGGAAATTATGGATCAGCAGGCACCGTTGATGGCTTTCGTTCGCGACTGCTGCGAGCTGTTACCTGATAGCGTAACCCACACGGAGCAACTATATCAATACTATAAAATGTGGAAAATGTCAGAAGGTGGTGTTACAATGACTAAAACCGCATTCAGTCGTGCGTTTAAATCAATGCTTCGTGGGCGAGTGGTTAAAGATGTGGTGTCAGTTAACGGTGAAAGAGCTAACGGGTTTAGAGGAGTAAAGTTAAAAGAATTACATCAGCCAAATAATGTTTTACCTTTCCAACCGGCTAGTAATAATTAATTTAACTCACAAGGAAGTGATAAGGAACGAAATGTGTAGATTAACAACTGACCAATTTGTAAAACGAGCATTAACTATACATGACGGAAAATATAGTTATGATTCTGTCGTTTATGTAAACACAAATACAAAAGTTTGTATAACGTGTCCTATACATGGTGATTTTTGGCAAACTCCCAATAACCATTTGTACAATAAAAGGGGTTGTCCGGAATGTGGTAAAATCATCATTTCTGAAAAAGGTAAGTTTACAATTTCAGATTTTATAAAAAGGTCTTATGCTGTACACGGGTCTAAGTATGATTATTCCTTTGTTGTTTACAACGGCGCTACAGTTCCCGTCGATATAAAATGCACAAAACATGGTTTTTTTAAACAAAAACCACATCATCATTTCAATGGTCATGGATGCCCGGAATGTAAAAAACAGCGTATATCAATTGCACAATCTGGTGATAAAGAACAATTTGTTAAAAATGCAGTATTAGTACATGGTTGTAAGTATGATTATCATAAAGTTATTTATACGAATGCACATAAGAAGGTTTGCATTATCTGCCCTGAACACGGTGAGTTTTGGCAAAGACCAAATGGACATTTGAACGGTTATGGATGTTCATCATGCGCTGTTGCTGGTTTGGATCGTTCTTTGCCAGGTTTCGTATACATCGTAGCAGATGATAAAAACCATCCTCAATTGATTAAAATAGGCGTTACAAATAACACTCACCGAAGAATACAACAGCTTAAACGCAACACGCCTTTCAAGCTACATAAAATTTTTCAAATCAATGTGGGTACTGGTCAGCAGTCTTATGATTTAGAGCAAAATATTCATAAGAAATTCAAACACTTAAACGCTGGTTTAACAGGTTTTGATGGTGCAACAGAATGGTTTCACTACTCACCAGAAATTTTAGATTACATTAAAATAATTCTTGACGGATTGCACAACATAGGTTTAAACTTGAATCATGAAACGTCGCCGTAAACAATATACATGCCGTTGTAGCGCTTATGACTTTCCACACCGTTTTAGCGGTGGGCGTTGTCAGGGGTTATGGTTAGTCGAACCTAACCGTTATTGCCCGGCGTGTAATCTGCTTACGGATTCTGGTTGTCAGGTTATAAAGGGTATTGAACATCCGCGCGAATGCCCATTAGTTCAGGACTTTTGCAATCACCACGAGGTTAAATTATGAAACCGCGTTATCGGTTAATGAAATTATCAGATTGTGCAAATGGTACGCGATTTTATTTCTATCGTTCTAAATTCCTGTGGCCATATACGCTAATTGCTATCAATCGTAGGAAATACGAAGGTGTTTATCACATAGGTCATGATTTCAATATTAACGTTCGGATGTTTAGAACATCGTTAAATAAATTAGTTTGGGCTAAGGTGAATTAAATGGGCGGTCATCGTCGAACTCGTTCGTTACACTGCAGCAAGTGTTATGAACAATACGGTTATAACGGTCTTGTCAAAGTAACAGGTAAGAATGGAAACGCTTTTACCTGCCGCTGTGAAACCTGTGGTTATACTTATCAAACAACATCAGCGGCTGCACGCCGCGCCTGGAACTGGAAGAAAAGCCATGCTTGAACGTATCGTTATTACAATTATTTTCCTGATTTCCGTGGCACTGGTTTCTTCAAATCTGGCGTTTATCAGTGAACAGTGGGTACTGGCGTTAACAGGTGTTGTTGCAGCGTTAGCCAGTATTGCCGCGTGCATGTGGGGTGCTCAAAATGACTGAATTAGGAGCGGTGATCCGTAAAGGTGAACATTATGCACAAATTAATGATCGTCTGGAATGGGTTAATATCAACTATGCGACTGTTTTCAGTTCGACATATAAAGCAGGTATCGCACTGCAGGCACTTCGCGAACAGGGGTTTGATGTGCGTAAAATGTGTATCGCACAGGTTAAGGTGATAACTAGTGTAATGGAGACTGGTGTATGAAAGTCGTCTGGTCGCTCTTTGATGGTTCCGGGATTATGGGTTTACCGTGGGCTGAGGCTGGTTATCTGGTTTACTGCTTTAATGCGGATAAGGGTAATCACGGTGAATATAAAATTAAAATGTCTCACCCTAATCTGCATTATGTTGATCAGTGGATTGACCCAGATTTTGCAATTAAACGTGAAATATTGGGAACTCCTTTACCCTCTATTATTTTTGGTTTTCCTGATTGCACGCTGTTTGCACAAAGTGGGTCGCAACATGAACGATCGCAGGGGTCGCTACAATACGCGTTGACGCTGGCAAAACTGATCCGTGAACTGGGTGAACGTTATAACGTACCGTGGATGATTGAAAACCCGGTTGGTGCGTTATCCTGTCCTGATATGATGGGTAAACCCAATGCTTATTTTCATCCGTGGGAATATGGCGGTCATATGAATATTGACGACCGGCCATACCACCCAAAAATGCCGATGTTTGATGGGTATACGAAGAAAACATGTTTGTGGTTCGGCAATGGTTTTAAAATGCCTGAAAAATGTCCGGGACCAATCAATATTGGTTTCTTCTGGGGCTGGAAGTATCTCGGTGGTAAGTCTGAAACGACTAAACAATTACGGTCATTAACTCCGCGTGGTTTTGCTCGTGCGGTATTCAAGGCTAACCATCATGAGCCATCTTGAAAAACTACGGTCGCTGATGGGGTATTACCAGTCTGGTAGCGATCAGATAATCAGTCTTGCCCAGGATCCCCACACGGGGCTTTACTGGGTCAGTTGTAAACGTGCATGGTATGAATGCGGGACAACACTGGAAGCCGCGATTGATACTGCTTACGAAAAACATGGGGTGCCTTCTTATGAGTGAGGAAAAACTATGATAGTCGTGGTCACTGGTGGTCGTGATTATCATGATCAGGCCGCTATCTTTGGTGCGTTATCAGCATTGCACGCACAACACCCGATTACTGAACTTATCGAAGGTGAAGCGTCTGGTGTTGATACCATTTGCCGTGAGTGGGCGCAACTGCATGCAATCCCTGTGCGCCGTTGTCCGGCTGACTGGGGTAACCTTGACGTGCCGGGCGCGGTTATTAAGCAGGGTAAACACGGGCCTTATAATGCCGTAGCTGGTCATCAGCGCAATCAGTCTATGCTGGATAATGAACCACGTCCGACATACGGTGTTGTGTTTCCTGGTGGGCGCGGAACGGCTGATATGCATCGTCGCATGTTGAAAGCTGGTTTAACTGTGTGGGTGCCTTACTCGTGAAACTGTCTAAAAAACAGCGTCAGGAACTGCGCATGAAGTTTGGCGGGTATTGTGCTTACTGTGGTCAGTTGTTGCCAGAAAAAGGCTGGCACGCTGATCATGTTGAGGCTGTTTACCGTGTTCTTAAACAGGATATGAAAGCCGCTAAAAAAGGTTTATGGAAACTTAAAACAACCGGAAAACACTACCGGGAACAAAACGATACGCTTGAAAACTTATTCCCAGCTTGTGCACCTTGTAACCTGTTCAAAACGACGTTCACCCTTGAACAATTCCGTAAACAGATCGGTGAGCAAGTTAGCCGCGCCAGGTCATACAGTGTCAATTTCCGCACTGCTGAACGCTTCGGACTGGTTCAGGTAGTTGAACGCCCCGTGGTATTCTGGTTCGAGATCTACCCTCTCATAGTTCAAAATAATTCTTGACACATTGCAAACCCTCCACCATAATCAGCCTCAGTTACTACACATGAGGCTGAAAACCAATGTCCAACATCCATTCACTGCGCAAGCTGTCAGAAGCAGACAAAGAAAACGTAAAACGCGCTAACTCCTTCATGATCGACCCGCGCATTATCCAGATCGAGCCGGGCTTTAACCCGCGTGGTATGTTCACAGAAAACTACTGGGAACAGCCGGATACTCTGGCGCATATCGAACAGTTCGTTAAAGCGTATCGCAACGGTGATTTCGTCCCGCCAATCGCCGTTAAAGTTATCGACGGTGTGCCGTATGTGCGCGATGGTGAGCACCGCTTACGGGCGCTGCGTAAACTGATCGCTGAGGGTGTACCATTCCAGCGTGTTGAAGTCGTTGAAGCGTCTGGTGACGAACTGGCGCAGGCTAAAACCAACTTTAACGCTAACAATGGTCGCCAGTGGTCAGCCGTCGAACGTGCGGTTCATTACGGTCGCTTTAAATCCTACGGTATGACCGTTGAAGAAATCGCCCACGAGGTCGGTAAAACCGTACAGCACGTTTACCAGTTGCTGACTATCCTTGAAATGCCGCTGGAACTCAAACGCCGGATTCAGGAAGGGTCGATCAGTGCATCAGCCGCGATTAACCTGTTTAAAAACCCGGACGTTGCTACCGTTAAACGCCCTCCGGCAAAACTGATTCGTTCAGTTGTTGAAGCCATCCGTGGTGAATGGTCGGTCACGCGGCAGGAAGGCGGTAAAGTCCTGGTTGAACTGACCGCTGAACAGTATGAAGCACTGAAGGCGCTGAAAGATCATGAATAAACTATTAATAGAAGCGTCACGGTTCAGAACGGCGGAAGAACGCCGTTCATTTTTTAAAACAATTATCGGCGCGTTTTTATTTGGCGGGCTGATACTTCTGTTGAGGGCGGTGTTATGACCAGAGAAGAACTGCTGAACATCATTGAAACCGATCACGTTCAGTGTGGCGAGGCTGCTGCACTGGCCCGCATGGCGCTGGCATTTTATGAGTGGCATGATAAAACAGCGTGGGTGCAAACTGATAAGCGTTTTGATGTCCTGACGCCGTGGGGTAAACACCGGGCGGATGTTCTGAAAGAATATATTGAACATCTGGAAAACCGTATTGCAATGGACAGCAAACCGGCGGTGGTCATTGCTGGTCTCACTGAAGACGAACTGGATGAGATACAAGAGCGGATAAAATATGAAAATGCGCAACCTGATGGGATAATCGTCACACAGCCAGCGACGGTAGTGCCTGGCGAGCTTAAAGAGGCTGCGGCTGACTTTCTCACAATTCTTGACGAGTACCAGGAACAGTTGGTTCCGATAAATAGAGATTCAGCCGTAGTTCGCGCCCTACGCGCCGCCATGCTCGCAGCCGCACCGCAGGAGGAGTTGAAGTAATGGAATGGTATTTCTCCATCGGTCTTGTTTTGTGGATTTTGGCGCAAATAACAAGAGCCGATGAAACAACTGGCATTAAGAATAACATACTGTGCTTGCTGCTCTTCATTGTGGCGTGGCCAAAGATCGTTGCGACCCTTGCTTACAAACTTATTGTGAGGGAGGACTGATGCCTAAATACCCAGCAGAACGCAAAGCCACACGGGAGGCTAACCATGTCAGAAAATAACCCCAACTACGGTACGATCCAGTGTAAGTCTAAATTTATACGGCTTACAGCAGATGAAGAAAAAGCCTGCAAAGGTCGCAATAGTTTTCCCAGCGTTAATGAAAACAAGTGGGTTAACAAATTTATTAAGGGTGGTAAGAAATGATCCAGTGGTATTTCTCAAAAGAATGTTTTTGGTTGCGAATTTTTGGTTATGGGTTTTGCGCAAACGATCGTTCTTCATATACACCGTTTTCAGTACGTAGCGGGCATGTAAAAGAATTACGCATTGGTAAATGGGGCTTTAAATTTCTAAGGAGTAAGAAATGAGTGGTTTACTTGTATATCTAATAATCGGTTTAATGCAGGCAGTGCTGGATTTTATCGAATCTAAAGTAAATCCTCAACCCCATGTAGATCCGGGTTTGAAGTTAAAATTATTATGTTGGTTTTTAATTGCGATTTTATGGCCTGTGTATATTATTGTTTTAATCGTAGTACCACTTTATCAATTTGTTAAAAAGGTGTTCGCATGACTAACAAATATGAAAAACTCGACCAGTTGATTTTAAATCAGCTGGGTTCAAAACCGAAACCATTCTGGGACTTTTTTACAGGCGATGTTCTTAAAGAAAGCGAAGAACTATCTGTTCATAAAAATGAAGGTTTTCGCGTACTTGACCGCCGTTTACAAGCGTTGCGTAAAAAAGGTCTGATTGCAAATATCAGTTCGTCTAAAGGCTGGGTGAAACTATGACCGTATTTGAAATGGAAGGTTTTCTTCGTGGTAAATGCGTACCCGGTGATATGAAAGTTAATGAGTCAAACGCTGAATACCTAGTACGTAAATTATCACGGGTGGATCAACAACTCGAATCACTTGATAAACTGGCTGGTCTGTTCCTGCAACTGTCAACCGAACGTGGTGGGCGTGTGGTAACAGCTTACGCTGAATGTGCCGATCTACTGGCTAAAACCGTTAGTGAGATAAGGAAAAACAAATGAACGAGATCGAAAAACTGGTGAAACGTTTACGGGCAGCAGGTCACAAACTGACTGTTGAAAATAACTGGATTGTTGTTAATCCACCCTGTGCGCTGGCTGATACACTTTTGATTCAGAAACTGAACAAGGGTGAAAAACTGGCTAAATATATTAAGGAACATCTGTGATGAAAGCAGACGCATATCAGTTCAAAAGCCAGTGTGGTACATGGTTAGATCTTCGTGAAGATATGATTGAACGAGCAAAAACCGATGGTTATGAAGTTCGTTCTTTATATGCCATTGTTGATCCAGATCCTGAAGATTATTTTGCCGGACTGGTACTTGCTGCGCGCATCCGTGCTGAAAAAGCAATGTTGAAATTTCCGCAACCTAATTATGTTCTTGCAAAACTTGCAGAAGAACATGGTGAAGTGGTTAAAGAAGTTGTTCATTATGCTGAAGGGCGCGGTGATTGGTCAAAACTTGAAAATGAACTCATCGATAATCTGGCAATGATGATCCGACTGGTTAAAGAAGGTGACCAGACTATTAACTTTATACCACCAGAGGGCATCCGTGATGAAAATTAAAAATATGGCTGCGTCTGGTCTGTCAGGTCGTATCTTTTACGGTACGATGGAAACCAGTAATGGTGGTCAGTCCGGGCGCTGGTTAGCCGGGAAGCAGGACGTTACTGATATGGCGATCAAAGCCGTTGCTGAACACTGCTATCAGACGGGTAACAGTTACAGTTGCCAACTCGTTACCGGGGAGACTCTTACATTATCAGTTGAGGTGAGCAGACCATGAAACGACTGATATTACTGACGACTCTTGCGCTCGCTGCTGCGGTGAATGGTGCGGAGTTAAAACGCTGTGACCTGACAATCACCCGGCTGAACTCAACGGACAGCATTATGCGGCCTGGTGGTGCAACTGTGGTTGATGATGTGGATCGGTTCGTGGTGATGACCAGCGATCTGACAAGCTGGAGCCTGAAACTCAACCGCTACGGGTTTGGCAAGTCGAAAGACGGTAAACGGATGTTCGTAAAAGACAACGGCAACTACACCGCGAAAGAAACGCTGATCACCTTATCTGCAACAAACTGTCATCCCTTCTGAACTGCTGGCGGGGCGCTCAACCCCGCTGCATATCCGTGTAAAACTGCATAATCACATCATCCGGGAACGCGTTAAAATCACACTGGGGGTTCATCATCATGGCGAACGGTCGAACGTATTCGCGGATCTCCGGCGTTACCGTAGCCTGTGTGGTCATTGCGTTAAACAGCGTGCCTGTCCCTTCATAACGCTCTGTCAGCGTCACCATTACATCAAGCACATCAGAAGGCCATTCCCGCCCGATATGATTGTGTAACCAGTTTTCCGTAATGTTGTATCCGGTGGTGTTCCGGCGCAGAGTGTACAGCGCGTTATTGAAGTTGCCGCACAGCGTTTCAAACCGTTTCCAGACGTCGAAGCCATAGCGGATCACTACATCCTTTTGACTCATTACCCGTGGTGTTGCGTCTGGTTCTGCCTGTGGTAAACCGTCGCGTATCACGCCGTCCATATAGTTCAGAACGTCAGGATACCAGCCGCTGTCGATCCGGTTCAGTACCCATGATTCAGTGACCCGGCGATTCAGTCCGGCGTTACGCAGCACGTCAACCGCCTTAAATGTCCCGCCACACTGATCCCTGAACCGTTCCCAGACGTCATAGCCGTAGATCACCTGTTCAACTTCCTTATCCACCATCCGCAACTGCTGAAAATAATTATTGCTGAACCGACGATGAGGCAACGCCGCACGCAGGGTATCAACGCTGACGCTTTTGTTCAGTACATGCAGCTGCGCTGGCGGTTGTGTGGTGATGACCACGGGGTTCAGATCCAGTTCCCCGCCCGTTACCGTACTGAGGATTAGATTTAACGTTTCTGCCCGTGGTAGCCGTTTTCCTGTCATCCATTCCGTAAAACGACCCTTGTTTACGTTGCAACCCATCATGTTCAGATAATTTACAGCGTTGTCTGCTGAACTAAAGTGACGAGCAAACTTATCGAATAAATTCATTGTTGTTACACCTTACCAGATGTGATTAGGTCAAGTTTACGCCTTATATGAAACAAGTACAACTCTTATATGCAACAGGATCAAAGTTGGCCTTGTTATATCTGGTAGGATGAAAGAGAAACCTTGTTACAACTGGTAAGCTGAAACATAGATTGCTAAAGTTCTATGTAAACTATCCAAGCACATCTGGTAAGCTGAAACTAAAAATCCTTATATATTAGTTATTTATCTTTTTATAGTATAGATAGTATAGATAGTATAGATATATAAGAAATTATAAAGTAGGTATAGTTAGGCTAGTTAAACTGGTAAGCTGAAACAAGGTAAACTAGGAGGGATTAAAAAGTTATAGGAAAATACCATACTATCTATGATTTTCAATGTTATCAACGACTTAAAGTATGTTGTAGACAATCCGTGATAAATTGTGCAAAATTAACCAAAATGGTAAGAGGAAACTAGCTTATGAAAATTTCAGATCGTGCGAAACGTGCCAGTCTGGAATTAACAACAGACCAACTCAGATTCGCTAATCTGTGGCTAGATCGCGCAAATAACGGTCTGAGTAATGCACAGTGCGTTTTAGAGGCTTACCCCGGCCATAAAGATTTAAACGCGGCACAAGTGACCGCACACCGTCTGCTGTCGAATACGAAGGTGTTGAACTACCTCGACGCAATGGGAAGTCATGCACTGGAATCTGTCGGTGAATCGTTATCGTCTCGTGTCGAATGGTGGAAGCGTGCGGCAAGTACCGCTGAAGAATTACTGGAGCCGTTTTGCAAACGTGTAGTGATCCCCGGCACTGACGATGACGAATGCAAACACCTGTGGGTGAACAGCACTGACGATATCCCGAACCACCTGCAGCAATACGTGGTGCGTTACAAACGTTATCTGTTGGGCGGGTACACGCTGGAAACGCGTGAACTGTTCGATCCCAAGACGCGGGCGAAAGCATCGGAGAACCTGGATAAAATCACCGGGAACAGCGTTGAGCGTGTGGAACTGTCAGGGGCGGTTGGTAATCTGGTCCAGACGGTGCCAGACGGTGCCAGCATTGAAGATATTGCACAGTTGTATCAGAAGGCGTTGAAATAACGCCTGCAACCGTTTGCGTTTTGACTATCTAAGGGCGGGTAGTGCTATGGTACATGGTGGCGTAAGAAAGCCCCTTACGGGGCGTTTTATGAGTTTTCCCATTTACGGGCATTTAAACGATTAATTAATGCGGCTTTCACATACGTTAATCGAGCGATGTTAAAGCCATTTCGTTTAGCGTCTGCTGCACGCCCACGATAATATTTAACTTCTTCACGACATTCTTTAGCGAAATTATTAGTCATTTTTTCGGTTCCTCACAATTCGTTGTCTATGTGAAGATAATACACGTCCCTGTGTAATCCGTCAAGAATTATTTTAAACTTTCTTTCAGTAACCGATACGTTTCAGGACAGTTACCCGCACCGCGTTCACGTTCGTAAGCCGCGCTGATTGTGTCCCAGTTTTCAATCACACCTTTAAACGCTGGGCAACGTTTTGCAATTAACGGAAAACTGTTTCTGATTTCTGGTACAGATTCAACTAAGAACCAGCAGCGGCGAAAATCTGCAACATCAGACGGTGGACGGAAACCCCAACCCTGATCCATTTCATTACCCGTGTGGATACAAACCATCGTCTTAGAACTCAGACCTGTTTCACCAGAGCATAACCACTGAATAATGCGTTCCTGTTCTGTTTTCATCGTGTGCTAATCCTCACGCTGTGTTTTATAAACCAATAAATACCTGTCACACGTCCGATCACCAGAAACAAACCCGTGTACCATTTTGTTCTGATTGTTAAAGTTAGTTTTTCAATCGCCATGATCATTCACCTTTAAATATTTATCATTACAAGGGATCCAGAAACGGTCACCAATATTCGGAGAAGCATTCCACGGCATCTTTTCGATTACTTCCAGCTCCACATCACCACGATCATTGTGGTTGATGATTTTCACGGGTACGCCGTCATAGGTAGTCATCGTTGAGCCTCCCCACCCAGAGCGGTTACAAGCTGTTTGATCAGCGCTGAAAGTTCACCTGTCATCAGTGTAAAATCAGCGTCGAACCGCGCTAACACATCTTCGCGATCGATATCATCGTTCTGGTCGATCAGTTCGTCGCAGAATTTCAGGCGCGTTAAAATCGCGTCATTAGTCAGCGTGAACGTAACCCGCTGTTGCCAGTCCAGCGCCAGTTTAGTAATCAGTTTCCCGGCTTCGATGTGCGTTGCGATTTCATCGCTTACCAGATCCTGCTTCTTAACGCGGGCAATACCACCATCAGCCAGGATCGCTTTCAGTTCCGCCGCGTCACCGATCGCGAAACCTGAAGGTGCGTTGCCGGACCGTACCCATTCAGTCATCGTCAGTTCAACAGGATTTTCAATGGTCAGCGGGATAACCGGGAGGCTACCCAGACTTTTACGCAGCAGCGCCAGTGCATCTTCAGCTTTGCGAGCGCTGGACGCATCGACAACAATCAGACCGCTCATAACATCGATCCACAACTGCGTGCGGCTGTCTTTGGTGAATGCCCGTGGTAATAACGAATGCAACACTTCATCTTTCAGACTGTCTTTCTCTGTTTTCTTCAGTTTACGACCCTGTTCACTTTCCAGTTTCGCAATACGCGCGTTCAGTTCCTGTTTAATGACCGGGCCAGGCAGGATCTTTTCCTGACGTTGCACGGTTAACAGATACTGAGTGTGCGATCGATGCGCCAGGGTCTGGCTGAAAGCAGTCGCCGGAACCCATCCAGTGCGTGCCGTATCCTGGGAGCCGCACGGCGTAAACTGGAACGGTAGCAACTGTTGTTCGATGGTCGCCAGTTGTGCCATCAGTGACATAGGGTTGCTGATACGGTAGATAATTGCGTTTTTGAAGAAGTTCATAATTATTCCTGTTTAAAGTTGTGATTCAGATAGTCAATCGTTTTGGTTGACTATCTGAAAAGTAAACCAATCTGGTTAGGCATCACGTTCAACCGTGACCCCATCAAAGTTCAGTTTTTCACCGATTTTCATTTCTGAAATCTTATCAAATTGGTCATGTGTCCAGTCGACATAATCAGTGCATCGTGCAATTTCTAACAACGATAATTCATCGCTTATCCACGGTACATGATGTTTTACACCTACTTGCTTCATGTGGTGAATTTTAAAGAGTTTCATAATTAGTCGATGTCCTGTGGGTTAATTTTAATGGTTGTTTCGATTTTCGGTGTACTACCAGCAGTTGATAATGTTTGATATTCGATTACGTCAACTTCAATAGACATACCGTTAGTAACAGCATCGTTTATCGCTACGTTCAGTTCATCTGTCAGACGCTTAATTTCACGCTGGCGTGCCAGTGCTTCTGATAATTTCACTTCAATATCCTCTTTAATAATTGGTACAGTTCTGCAGCGGCAGTTAATCATCCGTTCACGACCGTTATCATCAACCGCTGCAGGGATGTAAGTTACGCCCGGTTCAAGTTCAACCGTGGGCGACCAATCGAAACGTTTCATGATAGCCATTGCCTTACTAATTCATTTGTCAGGTCTGTAAGAGCCATCAACAAACTAATGATGAATAGCAAACCGCCAATACCGACTACCCACGGTAAAACAGCGATAACCCATGATGGTAGTTTTGAAATTAACCACATCATTTCCGGTTCCTTCTTTTCCGTGCATCGCGCCGGGACTGTGCAACACCAGTTTTACGGTGCGGCTGTTTGGTTGGTAACTGTTGGGTAACCTGCGGTGGTTCGATCCACAGTTTTTGACCAGCACTAAACAGGCTGATGAAGTGGGATAACAGAGCAATTTTCATACGTTCAGCACCGCGAAATCAGGCGACAGGCTGCGGTGATCGTGCTGCCCGGACCAGGTGAAAGAAAAGGTGTAATCGCACTGTTCACCGTTGAACAGGAAGGGGATTTGAAACCCCGTATCGTCTGTGATGCGAACTTTTACGGGGTATTCAGCTTGTGGGTCGATGGCGACAATCTGGCCGAAAGGTTTTGTTTTGCGCCGTGCGAGGACGTCGATTAGTTGTGGGTTGGTGATTTCCACATGTTGACCAACATGATAGATAGACATTCTGTTGACTCCGGGTTGTTTGTACACAACCAAAAGTCTATTTGATAATTCGTAATCCGTCAAGAATTATTTTAAACCGTCCCGTACTGTCTATCGCGTAACAGATACCGTTGCTGTAAACGGTAGTAGTCTGGGTAATCCGTTGATAATCGGTGCATTGGCTGCGAACACGTAAGTCATACGCAGACTGTACGACGAACCATGCAACCATTATTGCTAAAAGTTTTAAAACGAATCTGAACATTTCCGCACCCTCCAGTGTTTCCCCCAGAGTAGTGCGGATTTCCGGGGTGGCTATGGGGTTAATCTGATTTAACAGTGATACCAGCAGTTTTGAGTACTTCGATCACTTCGTTTTTCGCTTTCTGATAACCAAATACAACATCGTTATTGAACATCAAAGGGTTGATATCTGGTATCAGCTTAATCACCAGTTCTTCCCGGCTGGCTTTCCACATGCGCCAGGCTATATCAACACGATCACCATCTGTTACGTGATACGTATCGTTATAACGTAAACTTTCAAGAACACGTTTTGGTGTTCCATAGGTCTTTGAATAACTTTCCTCGAACTGGTCACGATAGTTCATAGTTTGTGCACCTTCCGGCAACTCAACTACTAACTGTTCCCGGCTGGCTTTCCAGCCTTCCCACATTACAGCCATCGTCATAAACCAGAGGTTTCCGCAATCATTCTTTTTCTTGTCGAAAAACCAGTCAATAAATTCTTTCGACATACCGTGTCGTTCAGCCAATTCGTAACGATTGTCTTTCATAGTTTGTGTACCTTAAAATTACAGCCGGAATAGCGATGTTTACCGCACAGTTTACAACGGTGTTCTTCAGTCGCGTAGTTGCGTTCATCCCCGTGAATGGTTCTGAACAGATACCACTGATGTTTGCAAAAAAGACGCTTAACAAAGTTCATGTTTAATTACCCCGTGACCAGGTGCGAAGCATACCGTATTACGTTCTTTGAAAACCCATCCGGCGTGCTTCGCTTGTTTCAGACAATCGCGAAAGTTTTCACCAGCGAATACGGTAACTTTAGTTGTGCAAAATGAACCTCTGGGTTGCTTACACATTCGACAATCACAGTAAAGGTCCATTGAATATCCGCTAACTACAGGCATCGTTTTCACACTCCTTAATAATTTCTTCCATTACCGGAACACGTTTTGACCAGCGTTCTAAATGATATTTGAAGTTTTCCAGTTCATCTTTATCCAGTAATACATCACCATTGAAAATACTGGCATCCATTTCGTCAATTAATTCTGAGATGTAAGACATTCAGTAACCTCTCTTTGACTGGTATTCAATTTTGTTCAGCGTGTTTTGCACGATCTGCCATGAGCGCATCATGAACAACGACGCATACTGTGATAACAGAGCACAACGCGGCTGAACACTGTACGCGGTGATCGTGTCCATATCATCAGGTGTCAGGAGGAAACGCCAGGGTGTGCTATTCATGTTCAAGCCGCTCCAGCAGTTCGCGGATCTCATGCAGAACGTGCTGCTTTGTCTGCGTCGTTACACAAACACCATCGGTACGTCCAAACGTGTTGAGGACCGTTTGAAGCGCGTGTTTCAGTTCGATATATTCCGTTACAGGTATAGAAACCATCACCACTAATTTTCCGTCAGTGTTAGCCATCATAACCCCCACACGTTAGCTACTAAGTAATACAAAACGATAGTCGGGAGAAATACACCAACCAGAACGATCACGTACATATGCCATTCTCTTTTCGAACGTAACACCAGTGGAATGACAACATGGGTGATAAACAAATAAATAAGTGCGCAAACAATCACGGTTACTACTATTTTTCCGAGTAATCCGCTCATGTTAATTACTCCTGTTCAGTTCATGCTCAAAGCATAGCCGCATATCTGCAATTCGTCAAGAATTATTTTAACCGATACCAGCTACGATAACCCGTGGTAAACTGTACAGAACTGTTGAAAACGGAACATCATAATGAATAAATTCGCTGGTAACATTCACAAGTACCCGCGCTGGCGGGACGCTTACGCAGAAGATGAACGGATCTGGCGCAAAGGCGAACCACGGCCTGATTACCGTCAGTGTTACATCGACCGCATCAACCTGATAAACCGTATGCGCACCGATCGGGCAATCATTCCGGTACTGAAAAAGTATTACGAAACTAACCCGGTGGCGTTCATCCTCGACTGGGCGTTTACCTACGATCCGCGTAACGTTGGTACGGAATTCCCGCCGAACATGCCGTTCTGTCTGTTTGAACGTCAGATCGATATGATTCAGTTCGTTTATGAAGCGCTCGAAGATAAAGAAAAAGGATTGTGGGAAAAATCCCGCGATTATGGCGCAACGTGGGTTGCCTGCGGGTTATCCGTGTGGGCCTGGCTCTATCGTCCCGGTTCGTCAGTTGGCTGGGGGTCACGTAAAGAAACGCTCGTTGATAAACTGGGGGATCCTGACAGCATATTTGAAAAAATCCGTCAGATCATCCGCGCTCTGCCTCCTGAATTACGTCCGGTTGGTTATCGTGAAAAAGATCACCTGACGTTCATGAAATGTATCAACCCGGAAAACGGTGCAACAATTACTGGTGAGGCCGGGGATAACATCGGGCGCGGTGGTCGTAAGTCAATTTATTTTCTCGATGAGGCTGCACACGTTGATCGCCCTGAACTGATCGAAGCGTCATTGTCAGCTAACACCAACGTTCGTATTGATATCAGTTCTGTTAATGGTGTCGGTAACGTTTTTTATCGCAACCGTAAAGCAGGTATTGAATGGGAACCGGGTAAGAAAATACCCCGTGGTAAATTGCGCGTCATGGTTCTGGACTGGCGCGATCACCCGGCGAAAGATGACGAATGGTATAAACGAGAAAAACAGTCATTCGCTGAAAAAGGTCTACAGCATATTTTTGCACAGGAAGTTGACCGCGATTACGCTGCAGCCGTTCAGGGTGTACTCATTAAAGCTGAATGGGCGCGGGCCGCATTCGATGCGTTCAAAGATATCGCGTGGCGTAAAGCAAACGGTCTGCTTGCACCAACAGGTAAACGCATTGCCGGGCAAGATGCCGCAGACGGTGGTGAAGATGCGAGCGCACTGGTTGTTGCTCATGGTGTATTTATCACTCATTTGCAACTTGACCACCGCAGCGCAGAACTGGCTGCACCTGGTATGCTGAATGCTGCGAACATGATCGGTGTTGATGAATACTGGTATGAAGTGAACGGCGTGGGCGCTGGCGTTAAAGTAGCGGCTAACGATCGTAAGGATACGTTGCGGTTCCGCGTTCGTCCGTGGTTACCGAACGGAAAAGTAGTCAACCCTGGCGGTGATATTATCGGCGGAACGATACCGGGCGATAAAGACCGTAAAACGAACAAAGATTATTTCAGCAACTATAAAGCACAAGCATCATGGGCGCTGCGTATGCGTTGCCAGAGAATTTATAAATGGTATGTCGAAGGTCAACCACAGGATCCTGATGAGATTATTCTGATTGATCCGACAATGGAAAACGCGCAGCGTCTTGAGGCAGAACTATGTCAGCCAACGTATAGCACTAATGGTGCGGGGAAAATCGTTATTGATAAAAAACCAAATGGTTCTAAATCACCTAACTTTTTCGATGCAACCGTTATTGCTACTTCACCGAAGCGCGTAGAATTCGAGGAAGAAGCGTTTACAGGTACAGTAAACGCTGTCGGAACACCAGATTATGGGAGTATATTCTAATGACCACGCTAACGCTCTTGAGTAGTGAAACCAGTGACGATTTATTGACCAAAATCAATGATGCATTGAGTGATGGTAAATTTCTTTACGGTACAACAACAGTTTTACCGGGTGAGAGCCATAACCCGGTACGTTTTTTCCAGTATGTCAGCGATATTGATATTACCAGCGGGGCAAGCGCTTATGATATCTGGCTACAGCAGGGTAACACAGGAAGTGAACAGGATTTTCTGGATAGTCTACAGGGTGCATCTTACATGCGCCAGAAGTCAGAGGTGACCTAGTCGGGTATCTCACTGGTTATTCCAACCGGATCGCCGATCGACCTGATTAACGCACTGAAAGCACTCACCCCAAGCGGTGGTACGTTAGCGCCATTCTTCAACACCACTGATAACAAACTGCACGTATTCAACCAGAACATGACGGTTAATTTTAAACTTAACCTTATTGCTTCGTGGGCAGGGTCAACCGAAAACCGCAGCATGACCCTGAATTTTGTCGGTACAACAGGTAACACACTGATTTATTCACGAGATAGCAGCGTGACCAGTGATAATGTATCGTTCAGAACGTTCCTGAGTATCGACCAGGATGGGAATATTGCAACAAACGGTACAGAGTTGACGATCGTCAGTAACGGTGCAGCGTTTACTGCTACACAGGTGCTGTTGATTGCTGAACAGCTTGTTCCGACGCCTTAAATTGAATAGCCCCGTTACTCCGGGGCGTTTTCGTCGCGGTAAACGTCAGCGCAGCCGTATTTATTTTCAGGATGATACAACTGTTCAACTTTCAATGCTGCCTGACACTCAGCCCACGTTTGAATATTGTCATTCACAGGTTCGATTGTTGAACTGTTGAGGATGATAACTAACACGTATCCAATCAGCATTTGCGTAACGTCTCCCGCCAGTCAAGACCATGAAGGTTGACGGTTGCCAGTGGTATTACGCTTGGGCAACGGTAAGTATCCCAAAATTCATCATATCTTTCAGGTTCGTGGGAATACCCGTAAACTTCACCACTGGCATTAGTTCCGATAAATTTAATAGATGATGGAATTATTAAATTTAACCCGAAATAATCAACCGTTTTAAATTCTGGTAAATCAATTTCCGTCATTTTACAGTCCGGCGCTTCCTCGTGGATATCCCACGATTTACCGCAATGCGAGCACTGATATTCATCGTTGCAGCGAATAGCGTTTACATGGTTCATTATCATTCCTCAACATAAACGTTAACATTACGGTTCGTTAATGGTTGCCAACCTTTTTCAATAGCAATATCAATACAATCAACCAATGTATCAGCCTTAATGGGTGAGCCAATTTCTACATCATCATATGTACGTTGAATTTGATAACCGTCAACAACGTATAATATTTCAACTGCACCATGCAAAGTGTGCATTGACTGAAGCCATTCAATATGCTTCATTATTCAACCTCTCTGATTTGTTCACCTATCAATTAAATGATCACCAATAATTTGTTTTAAACGAACTAAACGATCGCATTGTACTTTGAAAGCATTATTAGCCCAAGGTTGACTAAACTGACCAGTTGAAACTGGATCCATTAAACCACGAACAGTTACGTATCCCCGTGCGAGGATACGGTTATCTTCAATACTGATATCAATTTTCAAACCATTATCAGTATTGAACATCGAACAACCAGTTTCAACACCTGTACCCATGTAACGAGCCATACACGTCATACCCTGGACAGTCAGAAGTTGTTTGTACTGTTCGTAAGTCATTTTACAGTCTCCGGTACAAACCATTGTGAAGCCAGGTAAGCACACCCAGCGATTTTGTGCTCGTGTTTCGGTTCGAAACTAGCCAGAATCACTTTGATATGTTTGTGGGCGTCTTTGAAATTTACACCTTCTACTGCAACAGCGTAATTTTCCAGACCCTTATAAAACCATTTGCTAATCCATCCGTTCCACGGGTTAGAGTCTTTGAAAAACTCTTCTGGGATACTACCCATTGCCGGGAGAAATTTAGCAAGGTTTTTAGGACCAAAAACGATATTACCAGAGGTGATGTTTTCAAGCGGTTTCATGTTTATACTTCCTCCAATGACTTAACCCATTTACGATAACGCACCCATCGTGCTTGACCGATATTAAGTTTACGGTTGAGGCAATATGTAGTGCGCCCGAAGAACATCGTTTTACGGTTGCTGATGTTCACGCTGATAAACGGATTATATTTATCAACCAGCATCAATCGTGCCTGACGATTCTTTTTCATACTTCTACCGCCATTGTCAAATAAGAGTGTCTGATGATTTTGCAAATGATTTCAAAGTATACTTCAGTGATAGCTACTATTTCAGCACTACGGGAATAGAAAATAAAACCTGATTCATCAAGTGATTCAAGAATCATGATTTCTTCACTATTAACGTTACGAGAAGGAACAGCACCGTTATTGAGTCCACAATGAAGTAAAAACGGTAACAAACGTAATTCACGAGTGGTAAGTTCGCGTTTAGTTTTCGCAAGGTAAAATGCTTTCAGCTCATCGGTAATTTTACCGCGTGATGTTGGTTGTACTGGTATTAACATACTCTGTTACTCCTGTTCATTAACTAACCCAGAGTCTAACCGCACATCTGCAATCCGTCAAGAATTATTTTAACCCCGTGCAAAACTAACCCGCCTGATATAACATACGTTAAGAATAAACCCGTGGAGCCTGTGAAGATGGCAGATGACCAATTTGAACAACTAGCCGTTGCCGGATACAGTCGCACAGGCAACCAGGTTAATGATGACTTTTTACCTAAACTCAACGGTAAACAGGGTCGTCGTATCCTTCGCCAGATGGCAGAGAACGACGAAACGATCGGTGGTGTACTGTTCGCCATGAACAGCGTTTACCGTTCAGTACAGTGGATTTTTGACCCGTCTGATAAAGAAGATCCGCAAGCTGTTAAATACGCTCAATGGCTGCAGAATGCTATTGAAAACCAGATGGGTGACCCACAGGGTGCGTTACCTGATGACACCTGGTCAGCATTCGTTCAGACCTGGACTGACACTGATGTTTTCGGCTGGGGATGGTATGACCTCTGGGTTAAAGATTTGCCCGATGGTTCCGTGGGTATCGCCCGTCTTGTTCCGGTTGCAGCTGAAACGCTCGACGGCTGGGAGATTGAAGAACCGACAGGTTATGTCACGGGTATTTATCAGCGTCAGCCGTCCACCAATATCAGCAAACTGATCCCCCGGTCACGATCGCTGCATCTGATTTCATCACCGAACAAAGGTAACCCGGAAGGCTTATCACTGCTGCGCACAGCGTATCGCCCGTGGTATTACAAAAAAGTTCATCTGGAAATCGAAGCGATTCTGGCAGAACGTGGAACAGGTTTCCCGGTCATCACCGTTAATGCTGATATTAAAAAAGCCGCAAACGATCAGAACTTACCTGAACCACAGCGCCAGGCAGCACAGGCAATGATGGATGACTTTGAAAACATCGCGGCTAATATTAAGCGTAATGAACAGTCTGGTCTGGTAATTTATTCAAAACCGTATATTACCGGGTTTGATAACGAAACAGGGGTGACGACATACGGCGGTGAACAACAGGTTAAACTGGAATTCCTGACGCCTGAACAGTCTAACGCCGTGGATATCGACCGCACGATCAAGCGTCTCGATACCAGTATTGCCCGTGCGCTACTGGCTGATTTTATGTTTTTCGGCACAGGTGGCAACACAGGGAACCAGGCGAACCTGGGAAGCCGCACCGAACTGTGGATCCGTGCGATGCAGTCGCGTATCGATAGCAACGTTGAATGTATTAACCGTCAGTTAATCCCGCAGTTATGGAAACTGAATGCGTTCCCGGATGAATATAAACCAACGTTACGCGCTGGCTCAATCAGTAAAGACAGTATTGAAACACTGACCACGGCGCTTACACGTCTGGCACAGGCTGGCGCACCAGTATTCCCGGACCCAGAACTTCAAAAATTTGTGTATAAGGAAGCAGGGTTACCAACATCAGGTATAGATGAATCTGGTAAAGGTTTGCCGTCCATTGACGACTAAATAAAAAAAGGGGTCTTTCATTAGACCCCTAACATTTTAAATACAGTTTGTATTTTTATTTCGTTTTCAAACCATTCAGTTGCACCATCAAAACCTTTTAAGTTTGCAGATTTTAAGATTTTATGAAATTCCTTTTCTAAATTTCTTATGGTTAAACCATCAGATGAAAACAACCTTAATACATCAAACGTAAAAGGTGTTGCGTTTCTTAATATTTTAATTCGCTTTCTATGATTATTACTTATACCTATTTTTATATACTTCTTGTTTTGACTAACCAAGCAATATAACGTTCCTTTTTTATTAATGTCATAACCTGTTTTAGCGCAAACAGGACACCCCGTGTTATTATTTTTAACGTTATCAGATGAAGATTCCCAAGTATGCCCATGTTGACACTTAAATTTTGACTTTTGTTTCACCCCTCTGTTAAATTCTATACATTCTATACCCTTATGTTTTATTTCATCGTTTAGTTTTTCAATAGTTAATACTTCTTTACCTGAACACCGAGGACAACCAGTCATTCTATCTTTCACTGAATTTAAATTAGTTTTCCATTCGTTATTACAAACGCATTTAAAAGTGCTAATTTTCAAAGAGCTACCACCATATTTTATACATTCTATACCTCTCATGCGGAGGAGGTTATTTATTGTTTCAATGTTCAATTTTGCACGTTTAGAACAATGCGGACAACCTCGTTTTAAAAATTTCACATTAGAAAACTTACTAAACCAAACATGCCCTTTTTCACATATAAACAACGCCTTTTCGTTCGATGATAAATACCCAATACATTTTATATTTTTGTTAGGTAAACTATTATTTATCTCAATAATGGATTTTTTCATCGTTATATCCGTTAAAAAAAGGGGTCTATAACAGACCCCAAAACACCAACGACCAGAACAGAATTAATATGATTGCTATCAGTGAATAAACTTTCTGGTTGTATGTCATGATTACCCCACATAATTTGCAACGATTTGATCGCAATCGTCCGTGTTGCGGGCCAGTCGATAAATTTCAGAAGCAACCTGTGACCGATAATACATATCGACGTTGTAATTATCGGTCACGTAATTATAAGCCGCTTCATAACTGCCGAACATTTTGTGATTGCTCACAACTTCTTTTTTCACTGAACCATTCAGTAACCAGCCGATCAACAACAGTATTGCACCGATGCCGGGACTGGTTAAAACCGCAATGAAGAACCAGGTTCCGGGGTTACGCCCGGTACGTTTGGCGAAGGCACCAACCAGAGCGCTAAACAGGATCCACAGTATTACGAACATTTCAAACCTCCTTAATCAGTTATTGATTTAACAGTACACGTCCATGTGTAATCCGTCAAGAATTATTTTGAAACGTCGAATACTGGCGGAACACCCATTGCTGCCATAACCCGCCGCTGTTCGTACTCCTGACGCAGTTTTTGCAACTTCTCTATACCGATATCACAACCCCGGATTATATCGTCGCACAGGTCAGTATAACTTGCGTCAGCTTGTGGCGTGGTTCGCGGATAGTCAACCAGTGACGGATCCGTAATGATAACTTTCGGGAGAAACGCCACCACATCCCCAACACCGTTTTTCATGATAGTCATGAGTCGCACCTGCATGGCGTGTTAATTAATCCTGATATGATACTACGATAAATGTAATCAGCATCTTCTAGTGCTGTAGAACCTTTACCAATCATATCTGCGATTTGTTTAATAGTCTGATTCTCATCAGGTAGCGGTTTAACTTTACGATAACCAGCATCGTAAATTGCTTCACGAACATCTTTACCAGGTCGCATATTCTCTGGTAAATCATAGAACATTTGTTGAACCGCCAAATCACGTTCATCAGGCAGTGGTTTGAAATCGTCGTCATTAACCACAAACGATTCAGAACCGTCTTCAGGCTTAACCCACACTTCGTTACCGTTGACGCCTAGTACAGTAACCGTTATCCATTCGTTACCGGTATTCCATTGAACGGAAGCCCCGATACTTGGAATGCCTAACTTAACCATAGTTAATGACTGTTCATACTTTAAAAAACTAACTTTGTTAAACAATGAAGCATCATCTGCGATTGGGAGTATCATTTCTTTTACTAAACCACCGCCGTTCTTTATAAATGCTGTTCTACCTGCAAAATCTTTCGGATATTGCCGGACTTCGTCAGCACCTTTAGGCCAAATGAATTGACCATTTATTGTTTCTTGAATTAAAATGTCTAAAAGTTTCATAAGTTTTCCCCAATAATTGCAGCACAGTTAACGATCGCTAAACGGGTTGCTTTTTCACGGTCTTCACCACGGGCAACAAGTTGTTTATAACGAACACCAGTATCTGGGCTATTAACTAAAATACCATAGTCTCTAACATCCAGATCCAAATACAGGCGCACCATCAAACTGAAAGCATCAGCGTTATTGATAAGCGGGTTCCACAAGCGACCACCGCCGATATCGATCCCTTCGTTTACGTCACGTTCACCATACGCGATGTAATACTTACCCGCGATTTCGCCAGCACGGGCCGCATTGATCAGCAATTCACGATTAGTCATCATTTACGCCCCGTTGATCCGAAACCGCCTTTACGCTGACTTTCCACGCCGGGCAACTGTTCCACTTCAACCACGTCTACCGGTTCAACGCGTTCTACCATAAGTTGACAGCAACGTTCGCCGTGTTCCAGCATGAACACTTTGTGGGAATGGTTGACCAGAGTAATGAAATATTCGCCGGGATAATCGCGATCACCAACGCCCACGCAGTTGATCAGCGTCATACCGTTTTTCAGGCTAAGGCCGGAACGAGGGTAAAATTTGATACAATGATCAGCATCGACAGACATTTTCAAACCAGTGGGGATCAGTGCGCGTTCACCGGGATAGATACCAATAATCCCCTCAATGGGTTTTCGTTCCAGTTTAGCGCCTGCAGGCGGGTAGATTGTTACTGTTTCAGACCACAGACACGCGCGAACATCCATCCCGGCGCTATCAGCCGTTTCACGCGTTGGGATCACAGCCAGGTTAGTGAGTCGTTGAATGTAAAGATTAGACATTGGTTAGTTCCTCGTTGTGTTTCGACACTTGCAATACTGCGTTCTGTAGTGTAATCTGTCAAGAATTATTTATAACCAACGAGGAACAAACGATGAGTAAAGTTGACTGGAGTAAAGCGCCTGAGTGGGCTGAATGTGTTGTTATACGCACAGGTTATCAACTTAGTGATCATTATCACTGGTCGGAATTACCTCGTTCGCAGGCTCGCATGATGAAGATTGAAACGGGTACTAATTTTTCAATGTCTGATCCTGCTTTATGGCGAACTGTCGAACATCGTCCCATTGAACAACTATCAACCGCACCGGAACTGTTGAACCGCGCCGCACAACTTCTGGCTGAACGTGGTAAACAGTATGATAAGTCAGGTGAAGAACGTTCAGCGGCTGCAATCGTTAATGCGTTTAATGCGATTACCAAACGCGATTTAACACCGGGTGAAGGCTGGCTATTCATGGTGCTGTTAAAAGCAGTTCGTTTCTATTCAAATACTGAAACACCACACCGTGACAGTCTGGAAGATATGATCGCCTATGCTGCGTTGCACGCTGAGGAATATCTGAATGATAAGTGAGTTGCAGGCGTTTCACCTTATGGTAAAACACAGCATGATTATCATTCACTGTGACCGTGATAAATCGGTATTCACTGACGACTTACAATATACGGAACAGTGGGTTGATAATTTTGATAAACCTAAAGCCACATGCCGTTTAATTGAGCGTGTGGCGCATGACCTGGGGGAACAGTTATGAAAGGTTTTCCGGGTGTATATTATAGCACTACTGGTTTTTCAGCAGGCGTTCATGTAAATCAAAAGAAATGCCATCTTGGGGTTTTTAAAACTCCAGAGCGTGCAAGTGTATCAGTGCGACTGTTTAAATACTGGTTAAGAAAAGGTTTTAAACCTGATGAAATCCCACGGTCATGTGTAACACCAATGAATCGTGAACCGGATTATAAACCAGTTGAAAATTATAAAATTTCAACGATCATTAAAAACAATGGTGAATATAAATTAGACACCATAGATCTATTAAATCTCGCAAGAGAATTACAGTCACTAAGGGTTTATAAATATGGTCGGACAAAAGCGCTCAGATTCTGAATTACTTCGCGATCTGGAACTGGATTATGAACGTGCATTAGCAGCAGTAGAACACCTGGAAGAACAGATCAGGGAAGTGAAGAACCGTTTGCAAGGGGTGACTAAACGTGAATTTCAGTCATAATTTAGAACGTTCTGCAGGATAACCGCTATATCCTGCAGATCATCCGAAAGTGATCGGTGTACATGAGTTTATCGATATAGTTGTAACATTGCAGTTGTGTATTGCGATGAATAAAGATAAACCAAATACAGCATTGAAACGTTGTGCACAGGCGTTGAAGCAACGAATGACAATGCCGAACACGATTAAAATGCTTGATGTTGTTCTTTCTCAACCTTTCCCATCTGGTTACGTTGCCAAACTCCAGCGCCTTCTGATCGCAACCGATCGTGAAGTTGGTCAACGTATGATTAACCTGTGATACAATAAGCCTCAGTAACCACGCTGAGGCTTTTCTATGAAAGACCCATACCCGGACATTGCTGATAAATATGACCTGCGGATCCGTGAAGCACTGAACATCGTGTGGGAAAACGTGCGCCGTAGCGAATCATTAGCGAACCTTGAGTACATTATTGAAACTCAGGGTATTAGCGGGTTACTTCCCATTCTTGACACTCTCCCGGATGAGTTAAGCGCACAGTTACGACCTGTTATTGAAAACGCGATAGCTGAATCAGGTCGCGTGGTCGTTCAGATTCTGCCGAAAGCAGCTGTTACTGCCCCCGTGGTTTTCAGCCTTGTTAACCCACGGGTCGGTGCGTATATCAATAACTATGTTGGGCAGATGATCCGCGAAGTAAGCGATGAAACGGTGAAGGCTGTTCAGATTGCCGTGAACCAGGGTGTTATTACCGGGCGCAACCCGCGCCAGATTGCCCGTGATTTTCGTTCCAGTATCGGGTTAACCAGTCGTCAGGAACAAACCGTTCAGCGGTTGCGTGCTGCGCTTGAAAAAGGTGAAGCAGGTTATGTGAACAGCTTAACCACCGTGACTGATAGCGCAAAAAACGCTGTAAGCGCCGGGAAACTGTCTGAAAGCCAGATCGATAAGATTGTTGAACAAACCCGCCTACGCTATGTAAAACAGCGCACAGAGACAATTGCACGTACTGAGTCATTACGTGCAACATCTGTTGGTCAGGATCTGGCAATTCGTGAAGGGCAGATCACCGGGGCTATCAGCAACGAACTGTTAAAGCGCTGGTTATATCGTCATGATACACGCACTCGTGATGCACATATTAGCGCCGGGGAAACTAACGGGTGGATCCCAATGAACAGACCGTTTTCAACACCGTTAGGGCCGCTTATGTTCCCTCGTGACCCTAACGGAAGCGCATCGAATACGATTAACTGCAGGTGTCGGGTCGCCTATTCTCTTCCAGAAGATATAAACGTTATCCCGTAATCATACGTATCAGAGTGGTTATATTCGGATTCCATTTTAACCACTCTGTACAACCATCAAACCCTGTCAACCCGGCAGATTCAAAATGAGAATGAAAGTCTTTTTCAAGCGAACGAATGGTTGCACCATCAGAGTGATATATTTCAATAACATTGAATTCAAATGGAGTTCTTTTTCTTAATATTTTTATTCGTTTTTCGACATGATTACTGATACCTATCTTCAAATATTCACCACTAACAGATCTCAAAATATATAAACTAGCTTTATTTTTAATCTTGAAACCTGTTGCTGCACAACCTGCACAACGCCTACCAGCATGTAATAACAATGTAGGTGTTGTTACAAATTCACCATGTTTTTGACATTTTACTTTAATCTTACTGTATTGGTTAGTATATTTGTCTACCCACCCTAAAAAGTCATAACCTAACGAATGACATTTTTCATTTATTTCTTTTTCTCTTAAATTTAACGGGGTCTTTTTGCTGTCAAAATAACACTTTTTACAAAAACTTTTATTTATTGTGATGTTGTTACCAGAAGAAACCCATTGTCCATGTTTAGCGCATTGTATCAATGCTTTTGTACGAACCCCATGGTAAGTTTCAATCCATTTTATAAACGTATAACCTCGTGAATTACAAACATCAGCAATTCTTTTTTCATATTCTTTTTGGTTAATACTATTAATTGAATTTAATTTTTCATTGCGACATTTCCTGCAGAAATTTTTACCGTTTATGACTAGGTCGCATGATGTTTCCCATTCACCATGTTTTTCACAATACATGACTATTCTGCTGGAAGCATTTTTGTACCCATTTACAAATTTAATAAAACGATAGTTTGTATTTTTACAAACTTCTAAAATTTCAGAAGTTCTTTCTTGTTCTGTCTTTCTTCTGGTCAAAATAAAAACCTCCTGTTGTTTAACGTAATACTACTAACAGGAGGTTAAGCAGTCAAGCAAGATATCGGTTCACTGGGTTGAACAGGTACAGCGCCCGAACATAGCCAGACTAATCGGAGACGGATCAGCAGGGCTTGAAACAGAATCAGCGTGGTAAACAGTCCCGCGGTAAATCACGCTGAAACCATTCTCTTTAATCAGCATAAGTTTTCCGGTTCTGGCGGTCATTCGAATACTATTACCTGTTCGTTTCTCGATCACAAAATCAACTTTATCACCGACTTTCACAGGTGTTGGTTCACCCTGATAGCCGTTACATACGTCACAACGTTTCATCAGCGTTTACCTCATGGTTCTGACATTTCAAGATTAACACTAATACCAGAACGAATGGCCTGCGGTGCTAATTTTGCCAGTTCTTCCTGATCGTCGCGCCATTGTTTTCTGAGTATTTCGATACTCTCACGAATGCAAACCTGACGCCTGCGCAGTTCTTTAATTCGTTTTTCGATATCGGTCATAGGTATTACTCCTGCCCCGGGTAGATAACATCGTATTCGTTGATCTCCACCCAGTAATATTCACCTTCAGCCCGATCATTTGATTTCCACAAAACATCGTCGAACTGATTAATACGTTCAATGACTTTTTCAGCATGTTCTTTAGCCAGTTCAAAACTGCTATACATGCCGCCTTCACGTTCCCCACGGCCTGGTGCACCATCCATACCGGATCGAACTTCAAAAACTGATGTAAGTTCACACATAACCTACTCCTGCTTTTCACCACAGAACGGGCAGTAAGACATTTTCACGTTAGTTTCTAATCGCGTGAAGTTCTTCGCCAGTTCGCCGTTTTTCTTCGGCGCACGATACGCCAGGCGATATTTCAGCATGACGTAGATGTTCCCGGATGACAGCCCCAGACACTGGTTATCCCAGCCCACTTTGTCAAATATGTTGGTACTGACTTCTGCACCCTGCGGCACTTTTTCCATCAGTCGTTGTTGAAGTTCGTCACCAAGTTTTTTCATGCATTCGCACATTACCAGCCACCTTTCTTTAAAAGAATACGTTTAGTTTCAGGGTGAGGATGACGGTAGTTAACCAGTTGTTCCGGCATACTCATAAATCTATTGTTTTTATCTTTGACCGTGACAAAACAGGAATGAACACCAAACGCACCAGTGTTGATTGTTTCGTCGTATTCGTGGAGAAGTTCGGCCATTTTTTCCTGCCACTCTTTCGGCATCTGCATCATAGCCACACGGGGCATAACAACAAATGCCGCATAAGATAAACCGAACCACCCGTGCAGGTCTTTTCGATCGTCATATTCCATCGCCTTTACCTTTTCAGTTAACCACCCGTTATTGGGTGTTATAACTATACCTTCCTGTCTGCAATCCGTCAAGAATTATTTTAAATCTTCTTTCATCTTACCAGTTTGGTAAGCCGTAACTCAGCGTCATAGATGACATAGATGGTATGAAACAGTTATACAGATCTGGTAAGCCGTAACATAGATTGCATAGTTTGCGTATACTTATTTTTAACAAATTTATCTTCTAACTTACTGTTTTTATTATCTTTTACATACTTATCATAGATAGTATAGATTTATATAAGAATTATAAAAGTAAGGTAAGTAAGGGTTAGTAGGGTAAGATCTAAAAGATAAGGAAAACAGCATGAAATGTATGATACTATGCACCCGTGGTTAACTCGCGAGGAAACACCCAATGATTGAAGTTAAAGTTAACAAGGTCGATCCACAGTTACGGATGGTTTTCGGCTGGGGTTCGATTTGTAAAAAACGTAATCAGGAAACGGGTCAGTTAGAAATCTACACCGACACCGACAACGAACAATTCCCTGAGGATGTAACGTTAAAAGCATGGCTGGATTTCATGAACGGCGATCAGCGGATCATGGATAATATGCACAACGAACAACCCGTGGGCAAAGTGGTGTTCGCTTTTCCGATGACCGAAGATATCGCCGCAAGTTTTGGACTGGTTGAAAAACTGGATCAAACAGGCGTTATTGTTGGTACGCTGATCACCGACGATGACATTCTGAAAAAATTTCAGTCTGGCGAATATACCGGGTATAGTATCGGTGGAACTGCTTACTATGAGGACGTTGAATAATGCGTACTGATGGCACTAACCATTTACGCCGGGCGCGGTCAATGAAAATTGGCTTTCTGTCCGGTGTGACCAAACCAGCGCATGAAGGCGCAAACGCCCTTATGCTTAAATCCCACGGTGAAACACCCGGCGAAACCTTGCTGAAATCTGCGTTTAGTGCGGCGCTTGCTGAACAGCAGCTGGAACAGCAGGTGAACCAGTTCCTTTCTAACTCATGGGTGCTTAATGAAGCACTTCGCGAGTCAGCAGAGGATATTGCAAAAGATGATTCAGTTACTGATAAACAAGCAGCATTGCGCGACGCAGTAAATGAATATATTATAACACTGCAGCAGGCCGCTGGTATTTCGCTTAATAAAGCGAAGGGTGGTAAAACAGAAGATGGTGAAGTATTCCCGGCATCTGATTACGCATATGTACCGGACCCGGAAAAACCTTCAACCTGGAAACTTCGTTTAACCTCCACACCTGGCGGAAAACCTGATTCACGTATTGTCGGCGCTGCACTGGCTGCATTAGGTCCAGGGTATCGCGGTAATAAGGTTGAAATCCCTGAAGCTGATTTAGCAGGTGTGAAAAGTAAGGTTCGGGCCGCGTGGAAAGAATTGCACCCGGATCAAGAAATCCCCCAGGTTTTAAAAACGGCAGAGGAAATTGAAATGTCCGAACTGGAAAAATACAAAGCTCTGGCTGAGATGAGCGATACCCACAAGGCGTATCATGACGCTCTGCCTGAAACCGATCAGGAAGCGTTCCGTAAAATGGACGTAACCGCCCGTGACGCTCTGGTAGTTATGGCGAAACAAGCTGACGAATCTTTCACTACCGTAGCTGGTCAGGAAGTGAAAAAATCCGTAGCTGGCGCGATGTACGACGTTCTGAAAACTCAGGACGAACAGATCCGCAAAGCACAAACCGAAGCGGCGCTGGCGAAAGCTAAAGAAGTCGTTAATACCGACTTTGCACATATTCCGGGTGAAGTTGTCCAGAAAACCGCGATGGTCATGGCGCTGGATAAACTGCCGGAAGCCGATCGCACTTTCCTGGTTGAGAAACTGAAACAGGCTGATACCCTGTGGAAAGAACGTAAAACGCCTGCAGCACCAACCGGTGGTAAAGGTTCCAGTGCGTTTGAAGATCTGGTCAGCGAATACATGAAGAACAACCCAGGCAAAACCCGTGCACAGGCCATGCAGGCCGTCGCAGCTACCAAAAAAGGCCAGGATGTTATCGAAACCATGCGAGGTGATGAATAATGGCTACTAATAGCAAAATCTACTGGAACTATGAGCGCCCGACCCGTGCTGTTGCCAGCGTAGCGATCGCCGCTGGTGTTGGCCTGGTGCTCGATACCAGTCTGGGCGACACCAACGCATGCGTACCGAAATACAAACTTCCTGCTGCTGGCGGTCGTATCGACGGCGTAGCACTGGACGATGTAGCGGCTAATCAGTTCTTTGATCTGGTCAACGAAAAAGAAAAATTCGTTCCGATTAAAGCGGCTGCGGCTTTCGGTGTCGGTGTTGAACTCGCAGTAACTGCCGCTGGTAAATTCCAGACTGCAACCACGGGTCAACTGGTCGTGGCAATTTCGCAGACCCAGGCCACCGCTGCGGATCAGGTTGTTACGGCTTTAGTCCGTGCGCCGTACGCTAAAGCATAATCAGGAGCAAATCAGATGAGCTATAAACAGAATTTCCGCGACGTTAGCAACCCGGATCTATTCCTGTCTAACTTTTCGGTAGCGTACTGGCAGGATACATCACTGTTCGTCGGTACTCGTTACTTCCCGGTTGTTCCGGTAAACCTGGCGGCTGGTAAGTATCTTACCTATCCGAAAGGTTATTTCGGTCGCCCGGTTAACTCGAAACGCGCTGAAGATGGTGTTGCCAACACTATCGGCTACAAAACCAAAAGCGAAGGCTATACCGTCGATGACGACGCAATCCGTATTTTTATCTCTGATAAAAAACGTGCAAACGTCGCAAATGGTCAGCAGCTGGATATGGAAGCAACAGGCGTTGTTACCGATGCACTGCTGATCAACAAAGAGATCGACTTCGTTTCTAAGTTCCTGGTGCCGGGTAAATGGGCAACTGACTATCAGGGTGTTGCATCTGGTCCTACTGGTAACCAGTTCCTGAAATGGTCTAATGCCAACTCTGACCCGATCGGTGATATCCTGTCTCGCCGCGTAGCGTTCTCGCTGGCAACTGGTGGTCGCCGCTGGAACAAGGCGCTGATGACCCTGGACGTTTATGATGCTCTGACCCGTAACCCGTCTGTTATCGACCGTATCAACGGTGCGTCTACCAGCCAGAATCCGGGTATTGTGACCCAACAAGCGCTGGCCGCTCTGCTGGAAGTCAACGAGATCGAAATTATGCAGTCCGTGGTTAACATGGCTGCTGACGGTCTGGAAGATACCGACGGTAACCCGCTTACCGATATGCAGTTTGCAGCTGAAGGCGTGCTGATGCTGAACTATGTTGAACCGACCGTGGGCAACATGAAGCCTATCGCAGCTGTTACCTTTGCCTGGAATGAGTTTGTCGGTCTGGGCATTGATAACGGTCCGGCGATCCGTACCTATCCGGGTGTTGAAGGTCGTCGCGGTAACTTTGTTGAAGCAGAGTTTGCGATCGATACCCAGATGGTTGCGCCGGATATGGGTATTCTGTTCTACGACGCTGTTTAACAGTCTGCCGTAATCACAAAGGGGTGGCTAACGCTGCCCCTTTTGCTTATGTGAGGTTTATCATGAAAAAAAATGAATTCGATCCGTCAGCTACATATCGGTTTACACGCCCTATGAAATGGAACGGTAAATATGTTGGTACGGGCGATTTATTACCCGACGATGACACACCGATCGGAATCCTGCGTTCCCTGTTTAAGATGCGTCAGATTGAACTGGCTGACGGTTCCGAACCGGAACAGCAACCGGAACAGTCCGGCGCAGTAGCTGAAATCCGTAACGAAGGTTCTGGCTGGTACAACGTCTACATGGGCGGGATGCTGATCAGCGAGAAGAAATTACGTAAAGATGACGCTGAAAAATGGTGTGAAGAAAAAAGTTTGACTTACAATATTTCTTAACGTATTGTTAGTTCAAGGCGACGCTGATTAGATAGAACTGCATAGCAGACGCTGTTGAAAACCTTAGCCTTTAATCGGTCACCGTGTGTGACGCTGGATAAACGTAACCAGCACACAACAGGTAAGAGCATTGAGTCGATAATCGTGAAGAGTCGGCGCGCCTGGTTAGCCAGTGCTCTTTCCGTTGTGATGAATGTGCGGGCTGACGCACTGGGTGGTTTAGTTTAGAGGGCCGCTGCAATCTACATTACGTTAGGTTGTCTAAACCTCCAGCCGGGTAGCGGGTTAACACAGGTAAAGTCGGAGATCAGCACCGACCATCACAACATATGGATAGTTGGCTGAGAGGCCGAAAGCGGTCGGTTGCTAACCGATAAACCGGAAACGGTTCACAGGTTCGAATCCTGTACTATCCGCCAAATACGCGAATCACACCAACAGGAGGTGATCGCTATCTTGCTGGCGGGCAAGCCGCAAAGCGTGGGTAAAGCACGTTGTGAAACGTTCTGAACTGCGTAAAGAATTAACCCAGAGCCATGCAATTATTCGCCGTCTGTTTAAGACGGCTTTTTTTCGTGCTAAAATAATGAAAACTATTCTGTACAGGTGACCACATGGCAATCACAGTTGAAGGTATCCGCAACTTAATTAACGTTCCTGATATCAGTGATGAAACAATTCAGTGGTATATCGATAACGGCTATACAAACCCGTTAAGTATCTGTATCGCACTTTGTGATTACATGGCTTCACTGGTCAGTAACGACACTGATATTAAAGTTGGTCCTATTTCACTTTCTGGTAGTGACGCCGCTAAAGCCTGGAACTTGCTTAAAAAAGATTTTATTTTGCGTTTGAATACCGGGACGGATCCGGGTGGTTCAGGATTTGGCTTAGGGTTTGGTGTCGGCGGTATCACATTAACTGGTCAGGGTATACCACCTGCTATTCAGCGTGGGCAGTTTGATAACCCACCGATCACGCTTGAGAACAACACTACGCGCATCAATGAAGGTGAATAGTAATGTCCGATCAACGTAACCGCGTTTTAGCAGGTGTAACCCGTGCACTCGCAGAAGTGGGTGAAGATCTGACTGTATCACGTACAGTAACCACACCAAACCCCAGCAACCCCACGCTGCCAGGTGTGACAGAAACTACGGTTCACAGTTGCCGTGGTTACGTTTACCCACTGGAAAAATGGGATCCGTCAACCATGACGCGCAATACCGTGACAATGGTCATTATGGATACAAAATCTTTTGACCCGCCTTTTGTGCCTGAACGTGGCGATGTGGTAACTGATAACCGTGGGCGTGAATACAGGCTGTTAGACCGTCAAAATCCGCGTTTGCTGGGTGATGATATGGCATTTATTCATCCTACAGGCGCTGCATAATGGCACGTAACGTTAATGATATAAACCGGATCACTGGTGTCTTTAAAGACATTAAAGCTGATTTACAGGATTTCACAAATCGTGAGGTTATCCGGTATGTTTTAACGTTGCGTAATATTTTAATCAGTGAGCCACCTACAGGTACACCAGTTGATACAGGATGGGCATCTAATAACTGGTGGTTCGATCAAGGTCAACCAGCTAACAGCCCTTCTACAGCATCTGGTGATGTTGCAACCAGTAAAGCGCGTATTGAACAGGATACAATAACGATCAGCAGCATTGTTGTTAATGGTCAGTCGCTGCACATAACGAATAACGTTCCATATATCGGTGTTCTGAATAGTGGTAGCAGCTTACAAACACCATCCGGGTTTGTAGATCGTGCTATTTTAACAGCCGGAATTATGGTGAGGTTCAATCAATGAAAATCTCTGACGTATCCGGGGTTGTTTATGATCGTGTTCTGGCTAATCTCCCCGTGGAGATAACACCGGATCGTTTTACGATCGCATCTGGTAACCTTCCCGATGATACAACAAAGAAACCCGGACTTATTTTAACGCATAACCCCGGCCCGTGGGCAATTACAACACTGGGTGGTGAGGGTGTTTGTCGTCGCCGTTTACGTACAGGGAACGTTTTTTTACAGGTGCGCACTCCTGCACAATATGGAATGGACACATTAAGTCTTGATATTGCTGATCGACTGGCGCGTTTGTTTGAAGGTATCTGGCAGGATCGCCCGTTACTTTATACAGGTGTTGATGTAAGATATGTGGGACGTGATAATGCCTGGTTCCTCGCGAATACGGTTATCACTTATGAATTCGAAGAAGTCTATTAGCGAATGAGGAACCAAAATGGCTGAGTCAATTTTTAACTGTAATCAGGCCAGCGCTGCAGACGTTAACGCAACCCGTCTCTCTGTGGCTAAGGTCTGCGAGCCTGTCAGCAGTACACCCTGGACTGTACAGCAACCGAACGAAATCAGTTCGTATTCTGCTGACATTACCAAAACTCAACGTACCCCGATCAGCACTGACCGATCCGCGCGGAAAGGCACTGTAACCAATATTGAAGTTGCGCCAGGGTTTCAGACTGATATCACGCTGGACACATTCCGTTACTGGGGTGACGGCTTCCTTTACAGCCGCTGGATGGGTGCCGGGGCTATCGATATTGATGTGATCAGTGTTGATAGCGATAGCTATACCGTTGCCGCACTTGCAAGCGCATTACCCGCCGGAACATTGGTTTATGCTGCCGGATTTATGATGGCTGCAAATAACGGTCTGAAAACGGTTGGTTCAGGCAGCACCACTACCGATATTAACGTTACTGGTCTGGTAGCTGAAGCATCCCCGCCAGCTACTGCACGTTTGTACGTGGTCGGTACAGTCGCTGCTGCAGGTGACATTGCAGTAAATGCCAACGGTCAAATCACGTCAACCACGCTTGATTTTACCACGCTGGGGTTGATTCCGGGTCAGTACATCTACATTGATGGCTTCACCCAGACTGTTACCAGTAAATTAGCGCGGGTTGTTTCGGTAACAGATCACGTGCTTACTCTGGCAAGCAGTGAGTTTGTAACCGAAGTCGGTACAGGGAAAACCGTTAGTATTTACGTATCCAGTTTTGTGCGTAACGTTCCGGTTGATTCACCGGATTTCGTGAAAACTGAATACACGATGGAAGCGCGTTATAACACAGAACCGGAAATTTACGAATATGCTCGTGGTGTTAGCGCTAACCAGATGACCATCAACGCGCCATTGACTGAAAAAATGACAATGGATCTGACGTTTGTCGCACAGGATTTGTCAGAGCCTGTTGATACTCCGCTGCCGGGTTCTGGTTATTACGATTTCATTGAAAACGAAGCGTATAACACGGTTACTAACCTCAATCGTGTTCGCCTGACCGGGATCGATGAAAGTGGGCTTTCAACCTATTTGAAAGATACCACCATCACGATCAACAACAACGTATCGGGTGAAAACACGCTGGGCCGCATGGGTGCCACGTTTACCAACCTGGGTAATCTGGAAGTCACCATTGATACTGAAGCAGTCATGACTGATGGCGCGGTGCTTGCGGCGATCCGTAACAACACTACCGTTACGTTTGAACTGGCTGGCGTTAATGGTGATGGTGCATTTGTGGTTAACATTCCTGCGATGACGCTGGGTGATGGTTCTAAGAACCTGGCGACGGGTGAGAAGGTTAAAGTGACAGTATCAGGTACTGCTCATGAAGAGGCTGGTTTAGACTTCATGATCGGCTTCAGTCTGTTCCCGTATCTGCCAACTCTGTAAAAGAACTGCCCCGGACTAACCGGGGCTTTTTTTATTTCACAAACCTAACTGCCAGATTATACCGTCAATAGTGTAGTGACCTGACCAACCAGTGACAGAGTAACAAGGTTTTCCGTTCATCTTTTCACCCGTTAGTTTCATTTTACGACCTTGTAACGCTAAGTGTTGTTTAACAATATTCACAATGGATTTTTTCATCGTCTTACCCTCAGTTCGTTTTGTTGTGATAACTATACCTCCCTGTCTGCAATTCGTCAAGAATTATTTCAAATGCCTTGCGCAATTCGTACAGAACTATTACTATCAACGTGTCATCTAACATAACAGGTAAACATCATGTCTAAGTTTGATCATCTTAAAAAAGCACTTTCACCGTTGGTTTTGAAAGCCTCCGCTGAACTGATTCTGAACGAAAATTTCAAAATCATCGTGTTGAACCTGAACACCGCTAACCAGGCGTATAACGCTGCTGTTGCGAACTACATGAAAGGTCGCGCGGCGCTTCCTGAAGATTTTTTTGAACGTCTCTGGAAGCAGGAGTATTTCCCGCAGGGGATCGAGTTCGTCGCTAATGTCCTGATGCTGGACTGGGTATTATTGTCAGAAGATGACACACCTGAACCGTTCAGCCCGGAAGAAGCGATCGAACTGATGAGCGATGATCGTTTTGGTCCGTCTATTTACGCCCGCGTGGTTCAGTTCTCGATTAACTCCGCGATGTTTAAAGACGACTGGGAGAAACAGATCACAAAAAACTAATTGACTTCCTCCAGTGGAACCGAAAAACAGACGGTGATGATCTGGACTGGGTTGCACAGGGGGCTGCGGCGCGTGGTAAGGCTATTCCGGCAGTAGTTCAGAATCGTCCCGTGTTGCGTCCTGACGCGATATTTTACTGGAATGCTTACCTTGACCTGATGACTGCTGAATGGGGCACCTGTGAGCGTTACGCACGGTGTTATAACGTTGATGTTCAGTTCCTGTGGTCATTACTGATTAAATTACGCGCTGTTGGGTCAAAGTAGTCACGGGGTCACGGTTGAGTTAAACTATTCGTATCATCGTTTCAGGAGGCTTGACCGTGGCCCAATATCCTATAGATATAAAGTTAGATACCGGGTCTGCTGACCGTGATCTAAAAAATCTTAATACTCAGTTAGACCAAACTGAAAAATCAACTATTGCGGCTGCACAGGCTGCTAACCAGTTATCTGCTGCCGATCAACAGGTCGCTAAAGCATCCCAGCAATTAGCCCAACAACAAGTACAACAGGCTGCTAAAGCGGCTGCTGTTGCGCGTGCTACCCGTGAGGCTGCGCAGGAACAATCGCGCCTTTTAGCCACTCAGGGGGCTGCTGCGCGTGCTGCTGGTGAAACGGTCAACAACCAACAGAAATTTGCAGATCTTGCTAAAACAATTAAACAAGCAACCGCTGATGAAAAGAAAGCAATCGACGATCTGACAAATAGCCTTAAAAAACTAGATAACCAGCAGAATAATACAAACCAGTCAGCACAGAAAACTAATACCGCATTTAACACTATCGCAACGGGTGTTAAGGGCTTTATCGGCTTACAGGTCGTAAGCACTGTCGCTGAATGGGGTAAGGCGTTTATTGATACCGCATCCCAGGTTGAATTACTGCAAAGTCGTATACAGCTTTATTCGAATACGTCTGTTGAAGCAACACAGATTTTTCAGCAACTGGTACAACAGGCTAACCGTGCGGGTACAGATATCAATGCTGTAGCCAACAGTTTTCAGCGTTTTGCGGCTGCTGGTAAAGATGCTGGGATCAGTAATCAGGTTATTCTGCAGTTTACCGATAACCTGCAGAAAATGGCGCGTGTATCAGGCGCATCCTCACAGGAAGCATCCGCCGCAATTTATCAGTTATCACAGGCATTTGCGTCTGGTCGATTACAGGGTGATGAATTCAGATCTGTATCTGAACAGTTACCTACTGTTCTACAGGTTCTTGCAAAACAAATGGGTGTTACTACCGGGGAACTTAAACAACTAGGTTCTGATGGTGAAATTACCCGTGATAAATTACTGCTGTTAAATAACGCCACCGATGATATTAACGCACAGTTTGACCGTATGCCGCGTACCGTCGATCAGGCTGCTACAGCGTTGCAGAATAATCTTTCAGTGGCTATCGCTGAATTGGATCAGCAGATTGGCGCGTCTAAATTTCTGGCGAAATTCCTCGATTTACTGGCAGGCGGTGTATCCGGGGTTACTGACCTGGTCAAAGCCGCTGGTGAAATTGATAAAATGGCGCAGGCTACAAATAACCTGAATGCCGTTACCAGTCAACGTGAATCGAACCTGAAAGAGATCGCGGATCTTGAGAAACAGATTCAGAATGGTTACACCACTCAATCTATCGGTGGGTATACCAAATTTGTTAACAGCACTGCTGATGCACAAAAACGGCTGACTGAGCTTAAAAAATTAGATGTTCAGTTAACAAAACAGCAGGCAGACGCACAGCGACAGGTAACACAGGCTACCCCACTGGGTAAAGGTGTTGCTGAAAATCTCGCGTCACAGGCAAGCCAGTTAGCATCGCTGAACAAAAGTGTCACGGCTGCTGGTCGTCCTGATGCAGATGCAGCCAAACAGATTAAAAACCTGCAGGAACAGTTTACCTATACTAAAGCGCTTGCCGATGGTAACTACGAACTGGCCGCTGCTCAAAAACTGGGTAATAAAGCCACCAAAGACCAGATCGTTTCTTACGCTGCGTTACTGAAACAGCAGGCAGAGTATAAGCAAGGTCTTAAAGACGATAAAAAAGCCCAGTCAGAGGCTGCAGCAGCCGCAAAACGTGCACAGAAAGAACTGGAACGTAATCAGGCTGCAAATGAAAAGTATTTAAAAACACTTAACGATAAAGTTAATGCAGGTCAGTACGATGTTCAGTTGGCCCGTGAACAGGTTCAGCTGAGTCTCACACAGGGTGCATCAGTCGATCAGCTTACAGCAGCCTATCAGAAATCGTATCTGGTACAGCAACAGTTAACGCTACAGTCACAACAGGCAGAAGCACAATCACGTCTGAATAAAGATGCTACCGATGCTGAACGTAAAGCGGTAGATGAACAGGTTGCAGCGCTGCAACGCCAGCAGGAGGCTAAACGGCTTGCTGCGCAGGTGTCCCAGGTTCAAAGCGATGTTACCAGCACGCTTAACCCGGTTCAGGGACAAATGGATCAGATTAACCAGCAGGAAGCACAGCGTTTAACTGTTGCTGAACAGGCACGTCAACAGGACCTGATTAACGAACAGCAGTACCAGGATCTGAAAACGCAGATCATGATGGCGGGTGAACAACAGCGTAATGATGTAATGACCGCTAATAATGCGATGTTGCTGGGTGCAACTGGCGATCTTTTTGGTGGTCTGGCTGATGTTTTAAAGAATGCGCAAGGTGAACAGTCAAGTATCTATAAAACGATGTTTGCTGCAAGTAAAGCATTCGCCATTGCGCAGGCGTCTGTTCTTCTGTGGCAAAACGTCAGTAAAGCAATGGCGATTGGTTTCCCTCAGAACATCCCATTTATTGCGGGTGCTTTAGCACAGGGTACATCTATTTTAAGTAGTCTATCATCAGTTGCTGCAACCGGGTTTGCAACGGGTGGTTTAGTCACTGGTCCGGGTACAGGGCAGAGTGACAGCATTAACGCACGTTTAAGTAACGGTGAATTCGTCAGTACCAAACAAGCAACAAGTCGTTATCGTGATACACTGGAATCAATGAACCGTGGCACCTATACACCGGGTTCTGAGGGTAGGTCAGGAACTAACGTACAAGTTAATAACTACGCTGGCGAGCGTGTACAGGTCAAGCAAGGATTAACCCGTGACGATGTAGTTCTGATCATCGGTGAAGAATTCCCGCGTCAGTCTGCCGCACAATGGAATAACCCGTACAGCCAGACTAACAAATCATTCAGATCGAATTACGATGTGAACAGGAAACTTTAATCATGGCAAATACTGACGACTTACCACGGCTTGAATATGGGGGTGAAATGGTTCGCCCCGCCCGTGATAATTATAATTATAACCCTCCGTGGGGTGCGACTAAATCAGATATTGCCGGGACACTATCGCGGCTGGGGCGAAGTGCTTTCGGTGGTCCGGCTGATGTTTCCTGTACTGTTCAGTTGCATAGTCCAGCAATGCTTCAGTGGTGGGACGATTTCTACAACCTTGAAATTGCAGAAGGTACGAAACGCTTCGTGATGGAACTATTTGTTAACGATTTTATTCAGGAACACGTAGTACAGATCGTATCACGACCAGCAGCAGTTACAGTAGGCTGGAAAGGAAGTATTGACCTGCAGTTACAGGCAGTGCCGATTATTGATCGCTGTGCGATGGCGTCCCGCTTACTTATCACTAAATGCCAAGGTGATCATTCATCTTGCTATATTAACGATTTGATTGATTTAGGTTTATCTCTGAATAACGCCTGGACACCAGAATGAAAGACGAACTGAAAGAACTATTAACAGTTGCCACGACGGGCAAAGGAGTGGTTGACGGCATAAAACTTAACCATAGTTCCTGGCCGCAGCCACTTTATATCACCAGTGTTTACCCCGGCTTTACGGCAGTACATGAAGATGGTCTGGAATATGATTACGAATATATTCCTATGTCTGTTAAAAAAGCGAACAAGCAAAACGACTTATCACAGGATTATAGTTTCACTATTCAGGATCTGAACGAGGTTGTCGGGGTTTATCTGGACCTGATACCGCTTGACAGTGAAGAAAAACCATCGGTGGAGTTGCGAACCTTCGTGTATCGTGAGGACGGATCTATTTCTGATATTCAGGATGGTCCGTATGTGCTCGAATCGGGTGATATCACTACTGAGCCGCAAGGGTGCACGTTTACAGCTACACCACCTATCACTAACTTTTCAGGAACAGGTGAACTGTATACCTTTGAACTTTTCCCCTCATTGCTGGCATATACATCATGATCGGCGATCGTTATGATGTTGATAAGTGGAACTGTACACATGAAGTCAGTCAGTGGTACAGGTTAAATAATTATCCTCATCAGTTGCAAAGTGTCAACAGTAGTGAATGGGGTGTATCGTTCGTCAGATGGATGCGTAAGCGTTTTACACCATTGGTTAAGCCTGAACAGGGCGCGTTAGTTTTAATGAAAAATCGTTGTTCTGGTGGGCTTCACGTTGGCGTTTGGGATGACGGTATGGTTCACCATTGCTATCAGCCTCCCGGTGATACACCAGGACAAACCATAAGAACGCCTCTAAGTATAATAAAATGTTCTCATAAAGATGTGACTTTCTGGAGAATGAAAAATGTCTAAAGTTGTTTATCACACAGTGCCGATTGAAAAAGCTGAAAATGTTGATTTTGGTGAATGGTTGCTGAAACGCTGGCCTGTTGGGTCTGTTCGTCCGCGTGGGTTACTGATTTTTAAAAATGACGAAAACATTACTCACGAATGGGTGAACAATCCATTAGTTTTAAACGATCCTGATGCAACGTATCATATTTACGAACTTCCACGCGGTGGCATTGTAAGCGCTATTACTGGCGTGATAGGTGCTATCCTTAACCCTATTTTAAAAATATTCACACCGCAAGGGAACGTTTCAAACGCAACTATAAACAGTAAAATAAAATCATCGAATAACTCACTACAAGGTCGTTCTAATGATTCACGACCAGGCGAACGAATTGCAGATATTCGTGGTATGGTCAGAGCATACCCGGATCTGTTAATGAACTACAATATTTTTAAAGACGGTACAGAGTTTGAATGTCAGTTTCTTTGTCTGGGTGCTGGTTCTTACGTTACTGATGAAATCAGTGATGGTGTAACACCTATTACTAACGTATCTGGTTCTCAAATTTCAATCTATGAACCGGGAACTGCACCCGGTTATGGTTCACCTTCAAAGGTTATCAACGGTGCTATCGATATCGCATCCTTCCCCGTGGTTATCGCTAAAGAATCGAATGAAGTTGATGGCGCTGAACTATTCCCGCCGAACTATGCCGATGTTAGTTCTGGGAATGTAACCTATATAATATATTCTACTGGTCAAATAGATGCCGTCAGCAATGATGATGATAACCCTATTAACTGGTCTGATCGTGTAGCGATTGGTGATGATTTTGTAATATCAGGTTTTATTTCACTAGAAGAACAAATAGTGGGTGGTGTACCAACAGGTTTATATTATCTACATGATTTAAGTGGTACATATCAGGTTACTGGAACATCTGATGACGGTGTATTACTAGACGTGTCTGGAAATTCGAACTGGTCTTTTCTTTCTTCCACTGGACAGGCACCTTATACGACTGTTTACGATGTTGGTGGTGGTCTGTACTCATTAAGTGCTTCATCTGGCGGTACTAAAATTACTTATAAACCGAGTATGGATACAACCCGCCCTTATAGTGTCGGCCCGTACTTAATGATTAATTCACCGAAAATTCTGGTGAATGCTTACGCTCAAAACGGTATTTATCGTCGTCGCTATTACATTACCCCGTTTGATGTAACTTTGCGTGTAACCGTATCTAATTATGATAATCCGTCAGATCCTGAATATACATTCGACTTTGTAGTTAAGGGATCGACAAGTGCTACAGGCGCGTCTTTATTATTTGATAATCCTTATCCAGATGCAGCGTTTATCAGGATGCAACGTATCACAGATACAACATTAAATGAAAGTATTTCAACAATCGATACTGTTAAATGGCGCGATATGTATGGTATCACTGATATTTCACCTCGCAGTTATGGTAATGTCACAACCATTCATTCTGTAACTAAAGCAACGTCAGCAGCTTTAAAACTAAAAGAAAGAAAATTAAATATGCTTGCTACCAGAATTTATAACGGTAGTCCAAGTAGTAATTTTGCGGATGTTGTTATGTCGATGCATCTTGATCCACACTTCGGACGTCGTGACCTATCGACAATCGATGTTGATGCACTTTATGCAGTACAGCAACAACTGCTTGATTATTTTGGTGATCCTCGTGCTATTCAGGTTGGATATACGTTCGATGATAACGGGACCACCTATGAAGAAGCGTTGCAAACCATTTGTAATACGGTCAACGTAACCCCATATCAGGTGGGTAGCGTGCTTTACTTTTGGCCTGAGTTACCACAATCAGTATCTGCAATGCAATTTGGGCACGCGTTTAAAGTGCCCGATACTGATAAACGTACCCGTGCATTTGCACCACCTAAAGAATACACGGGTGTTCAGGTTAAATACTTTGACCACGATGAAAAATCATATCTTTACGTTACGATCGGCGAAGAAACTAACCTGAATAAAATAGATTTAGTTGCCTGCCAGTCAAAATATCTGGCTACAATCCGTGCTAATCGTGAGATGAATAAACTACGTTATCAGCGTATTACCCACGAATGCACCGCGCTTAGTATCGGGTTACAGGCTACTCCCGGAATGCGCGTGGATATGATTGATAATACCAGAATGAAACAACATGAAGGTGTGATAGTTGATGTTGATGGTTTAACACTGACGTTAAGTGATCCTGTTGATTTTGTTACAGGTAATACATATTCAATCACGATGACAGGTCGTTTAGGCACGCTTGAAAACATCCCAGTTTCACCCGGTGATGATGAATTTACCGTTATATTGCAATCAGCGCCCACGGGAGAGATTTACACCGGGTGGTTACAGGACCGGACAAGTTATATCATCAGAACTGACGATGAGCGTAGCAAGCTGGCAATGCTGGTACAGACTATGGAACCTTCAGGCGCTGACAATAACTATCAAGTAGGTCTAACGTGCATCAACTACGATGCACGTTATTACCAGGATGATATTCCGTTTTGATGAAGAAAGGGCCGAAAGGCCCTTAAATCAATCCTTAACTAACTCGCCGCATATTGTCATGACCAGCCACGGTGGCATCGCCATATCTTCGCCCTACGCGGTTAGCAGTTTATGTTATAACTGCGAAGCATCTCGTCACTGGGCAAACTGCATCCCCCAGTAATGCGGAGACTTTCTTCTGAGTCACTACAAATAGGGCCTTTTCTGATTTCAATATCGCCGAGATAATCAGTTTCAATAACTAATTTCCCATCCGGCTCAACAAACATGCGAACCGCTATATCCAAACTAACTGAAAAGTTATGCGTTTTCATTTTTACTCTCCATAGAGGCCCATCAGGAAATCTTCAGCCTCTTCACTGAGGTGATTTTCATCACGTGTTTTCTCTACCTGCTCAAGCGCTGACATCAGTGCCATTGCTAAAGAAGTAACAACATGTAGCTGTTAAATCAGCTTCTTAGCCACATCAAAAATGTTGTCACCTGCACTGCCCGCGCCTGACGCTCGCACAGCGTCGCCAATCAAGTCGACTGCGGCAATATACTTCCGCGATGCAAGCCCAAGCTGGGCTAAACTTCCGATTTCTTCATGCGGGCTAATGCGGATGGCAATATCTGCGGCGATATCTGCGGCGAAACCATATGCCTTACATCCCATTTCATCACGTAATTTGGCGGTAATTATTTCCCGTAATTCTGTTTCTACCGTAGAAGTCTTTGGCGTCTCGTCTCCTGCGAGGGAAACTGAGTAGACATCAAAAGTCATGAAGCTGTTTTCACCTTGATCTGCATAGTCAATTTTAAATTTAACCTCATCGCCAGGTTTAGCCCCTTCAGGTATAGGCAGGTCTTTAAATGACCCAGTTAACGCAATAAAGTGAGTCTTCATGATTAATCCTCTTTAGTTTCATATTCATCACGGGCTTTTTCAGCCTGCGTCAGAGCCGAAGACATAGCCGTAGTCATGTCATCATTTTCTACTGTAGCAGTTGCATAAAACGCCAGGCCAGCGTCATTAAATACAGTGCATGATACCAGGTTGCCTTCAATAAAATATTGAGTATTTTGCATAAAATTAAACCTTAATGAGTAGTATGTAGGAAGTCCCATCAAATACGAACTTAGCGTACTGTCCATTTGTTAGGGTTGTAGATGTATTTATCGTAACAGTTCCTGAACCAACATTACGAAATTCGAATAACTGTCCTGCAACCGCATTACTGGCGCTAATGGTAATAATCATGTCCGTTGTGCTATTAAGCAGAATTATCGATGGCGATAACCCGGTAATAGTTGTTCCAGACGAAACCACCGCGACGCTTTCACGCTGCACATTTCTGACCCCGCGCGAGTCAATACTAAAATGCGTTACTCCCCCTGATCTAATCTGTGCCAGATACGACGTTGCTTTGCGGAAGTTAGTGTTCAGGTTTACCGCAGAGCCAGTCCAGTTTTGATCAGTCAAGTCGGAGACTAAAACAGCCGTTTGATTGCCTCCCCCGACGTCATGTTGTAGACCTACAAGGGCCTGCGATGTTGCGTAAAATGCAATATTCCACCGCCCTGTCGCCCTGAACGCATGATTCAAATAGTAAGTATCACTGTAGTTGACAGCATGATATCCCCAGACGGGGTTTCCCGGCGCAGTGTCTAGTTGAAATCCCAGTTCATAACCTGTAGCGGTAACTGCCGTACTGTCAGGCTCCAGGAAAATAACTGTATTTTGTCCCCACATCTTATCAGCAGCATTAATTAGCGCCGCTTTTCCCGAATCAGGCACCTGTCCGGATGCTGTGTTTCCTTGAGCATACCATCCGTCCACGGTGATTGTATTGGAATCGTAATCCACACCAATAATCTTTCCTTTGTATGGTGTGGAATGCTTAGTTTTAACGAACATACCCAAGCGGATATCGTTTGATTCTACGATTTCTGGCGCGGTTAGCGAGTCAGAAGTATACGTCGTCGAAGCAGCCGTAGTTAACGTTTGATTTTTAGGCCCATACATACCGATGTAGTATCCGACATGGTCGGAATTTATATAGGAAGCATACTGGGATGGGTTTGAAAATCCGGATACCTGAACACGCCCATTGGGGTTGTTTACAATTAAAGAACGTCCGACAGCACGTTCTCTGTTACCCCATGTTTCAGAGTGCTCGTTGATAGGTTTTCCTGTCTGAATAGCGCCGTGTTGTGGGCGTTCGCCGGAATCAGTAAAATAACTGTCGTCAGAATAAATGACTCCAGGTCCAAACAATTTTTCTGACCGATAGTCGGATGTGAACCAATCCCCGTAAGGCACATAAACTGGTAAACCAGTTGCGTAAGCTGCAACAAATGCGGCAGTGCTGTCGTTTTCCCGGCCCGATAATGCGCCGGAGAAATCAGTGATACTGACAAATTCAGCATTCTTATCATGCTGAGTTCGCAGCAACGATCCGGGGAATGGCTGTTTTACTGCTAACATGGCATCGCCAGCCCCCACCACACCTGATGCCAACTCCTGTCGCAGCGTATCCCCATCCATCAAAACGAAATGGCTGACGTCGCTCGCAAAGCTGGTTGCATCGGTTCCGGTGGTCGTAAACCCGACGTCAGTAGCAGCATTCAGGCGGTAATACTGGTTGTTATAGCGAATGTACTGGTTACGGGCACTGAACTGGAATGGGCCATTTTCATAATCACCTAAAAACTGATAGCCAGAACTTAAAAGAAATTGCTGAAAACGTGCTTCTTTGTCTGCCTGTGATGCTTCAAATTCTGTTTCACGTTCATTTTGCGCAGTCTGAAACCGTGTTTCCATACCGTCAAGTGTCAAGTTCGTTACTTGCTCACCACGAATAGTATCAGTTACAGTTAAAGCATGTGCACCGTTAGCATCTTTGCTTTTAGCAACGTGTTCAATGTGCTGGACTGCTTGTTTACCTGTTTTAAGGTCGTCAGCACTGATATAATCACTGCAGTTAGCCATCTTTTAACCCTCGTGGGAGTGTGGAACAATGTCCGATAATCCGGTATTGAAATATTGGCCTATCATAACATTTATTGTAACTGGTGCGGTAGGTTTCGGCGTACTCCAGCAGCAGGTTAACGCAACGGCTAAAGATGTAGCTGACGCAAAGGTAAACGCCACCAATGCCTATAACCTCGCAAAACGTATTGAATCCCGTGTTGATGTACACGATGTAAAATTAGAGTATCAGGCTGTTCAGAATACTCAAATCCTTTCCAGCGTCAAAGAGCTTACCCAGTCTACCAACGATCTAAAAGTCGTCATCGAAGGTCTTAAAAATCAACGTCGTACAGAGGGTGAAACGAGATGAGCAAATTAATACCTATTTTGAACTTTGAAGAAGGGTATAAGGAAAAACCTTACATTGATACCCGTGGTTATCCGACAGTTGCGGGTGGTATTTTGATCGGTCCTAAAGGGGCTGCTTTAAGTAACTACACATTTACTGTTCCCCGTGAGGTCGGTGATGTATGGAAACAGTCTATCGTTAAGCAAAAGACATCAGAGATTAGTAATTATCCTGATATTGTCAATGCTTTAAAACAGTGCAACGATGCCCGTACAGATATCATCATGAGTATGGCTTATCAGATGGGTGTTGCTGGTCTGGCAGGTTTTAAAAACACTTTAAAATTAATTTCCACGGGTGATTTCAAAGGTGCTGCAAATGGCATGTTAAACAGTGCCTGGGCTAAACAAACACCGAACCGTGCTAAACGTCACGCACAGGTTATGATTGACGGGACGTATAAAGCATATGAGGGGCTTATCTAATGGATATGTTCAGCATGTTTCGTAACGCAGCGGGTGGTATCTCGTTAAGCCGGGCGCAGGCCGCGCTGGGTTTCCTCGTGGTAACCGGAATCCTCATCTACCAGGCAGTTGACCAGACATTAGATAATACGGTTTTGCTAACATACTTCGGTTTCTGTATCGGTCAGTATGTAGGCGCTAAAAAGATCGCCGTTGATAAGGATATAAAAGAACAGAAAATTGATGCGGGGTTAAACCCATGACTATTCGTAGCGTTATCATCACGATTATTGCGCTTTTACTGGCTTTAGCCGCAGGTGGTATCACCTGTTACAAGGCGGGGTATAAAGCGCGGGTGAATGAAGAAAAACAGGAAAAGTTAAACGAGGCGCAACAGGAACAGTCACGTTTGAAAGCACAGCAACAGTTGGCTGATAATGTTTTACGTGGTCTTGCTGACTGGTCACAAAATACTAAAATTGTGGAAATTCGTCATGAAAAAACCAACACTGTTTTTCGTAATGAGTGTCTTACTCCTGAATATAAGCGCCTGTACAACGAACGAGTTACCGAAGCAGAAAGCCGTTTATCAGGCCGCGCTGGTTCAGAAGTGTCAGACCGAAAACCTTCCACGGCTAAACGGTCTGACGGGAACTGATTCAACTGATGTGAATGATTTGTGGTTGGATATTTATTTTAAATGCGCTTATACGCACAACGCATTAGTAGACAGCCTTCAGTAATTCTTCAACGCTCACTTCAACCCATGACGCCGGGACAGGGTATTCAGTCCGATACATAAACAGGGATGTTCCGATTAGACCGTTAGGATCCGTTTTAATCCCCTGCATTGCGATAAGCGGCAAGAACTGTTCACGCGTTTGTGGCAACCGTGCAAAGCGCCCCGTGGGACGTTTCGCCGGGTCCATAGGGTTAAACTCAACGATTGTGGACATAAGCAATCCTCTGTTTAGCTATTTCACAATAATGTGGATCCATTTCGAAACCGATAAAATCAAAACCTTCAATTGCACAGGCTTTACCAGTTGAACCGCTACCCGTGAACGGATCCAGAACTTTACCACCAGGTGGTGTAACAAGACGCACAAGCCATTGCATCAGTGCTGTAGGTTTCACCGTAGGATGGTTATTACGTGCGCCAGATGTACGCCCAGCACCCGCACGCGGGCTGTTTAACCCGTCAGTATCAGGTTCACGCCCGGTCATTTCCGCACCCGTTACCATCGCCAACATCACACCTTCATCACGGTCTGACTTGCTCGCTTTAGCGCAATAGAAATAACGTTCAGAACCACCGGGCAACAGGTTTATTACTTCATCTGAACCATCATGAATGAAGTTTGCGGGCCAGCGGCCACTAACAGTATTACCATCTACATTTTCCGGCATACCAACAGCAGACATATTTAGACTATTACCGCCTGCTGGTAATAAAGCAGGCGGGTTAAAACGAACTTCATCGCCAACCCGACAGTCATCAATATTCATCCCGCCCGTACCGAACTGCAGAACGTTTTCAGCAACAGTTCCTGCCAGTGGTTTACGTGCAACGCAAATTGGCTCGTGAGCAGGTTTCAAAGCTGTTCCCCATCCTTGCCACTGTTCATCGTCCGTGGCCTTACTCACATTCAGTGACTTAGGGAAACCGGAACCATAAACCCAGTCAATTTGATCGCGGATTTCAAATCCTGCTAAACGGATCGCCAGTGTTCCCAGGTCATAGGTACGTGTTCCGAAAAACGCCAGCAGATGACCACCGGGTTTCAGGACGCGGAAAACTTCTTTCCAGACTGACGGACCCGGAACAAAACTATCCCAGGTTTTACCCATGAAACCACCGCCTGTATGAACATAATCGTCACCGTTTAACCAGTGGCGTAAAACTTCGTTCATATCAGGTTGTTTACTGAGTCCATAAGGCGGATCCGTCACGACTGCATCGATACTATTATCAGCCAGCATCATACGCATACCGATCAGGCATTCCATGTTAATCACCATCTGGCACACTCTCCACGCTGTAATAAACGGGGATACCCAGCCGTTCAGCCTCTGCAATTTCTGCCAGTGTACCAGACGAACGACGATAATCAGGAAGCACCAGAACAGCATCACAGCGGCGCATAACTTCGAGTGTACCTGACAGATAGTATTCAGGCTGGATATTACGTAACCCGCCGTCGAAGTCCCAAAGTTCGGTGTTCTTGTGTGGGATTACCGGGAACCATTCAGGACGCTCTAACGTCAGACGTTTACCCATTTGTTCAGCACGGGACACGTTACGGGATGTTTTAAGCGCACACTCAGCGCGGTAAGGCCCGGCAATATAGCAGAGTTTCATTGTTTATTTTCCTGCATCTGTAAGAATACGATCATTGCTGCGCGAAGTGGGTTATCGTGTGTAGCACTAAGTTTTCCTCTTGAAGCAATCACAGCACCTTTAAGTGCAGGGTGCACATCATCACCCCAGTTAATATCTATTTTATTCCCCGTAATAATCGGCCATGCGTCAGAAGCGTCACTGGTATATTTAAAACCACCTCGTGACCAACAACCCTGAATATCTTTATCGTCAGCGTGAACACCGTAAATAGTATTCAAGACAAGACGATCGATTTCTCTATCGCTCAACTTACTGTAATCAGTCATGACGTTTCATTCCTTCTAACATATCCCAGATGATAGCCACACGGCGCGGGTTGGTGCTGATTGAATGCAGGGTTTCGCACCCGTGATGATAGCCCCAGCGAACAGACAGTTCTGATAACAGGTAACCGCGAGTATTAGCCAGTTCTGCCAGTTCACCCGGCGCAAAAACAGTGGTGTTCGGTTCTGTCAGAACGTGCGAGCCGAAAATTGCGTCAGTGATGCGCCACGGTTTCATGAGGTCGTCAACCATATACCAGTTACTGATACTGATTTCAGAAACACCCCAGCGTGCAGCCAGTTTCAAACGTTCCTGGCGCGGCGGGAAAACCGGCATTCGTGGTAAACGCAATTCGATCTGTTCTACAGGTTCAAAAAGTGCGTCATCGGTCAGGCGGAATTCACCACGATCATCAATGTAGAAACCACGGGATTTCCCGTCACGAACGAACCCGTCAACGCGGTTGTAAACTTTACCCGGCGTAAACACGCCAATGGTGGAACCAGAAAGGAATTTATGTGAAGTATGCATTGTTTATCGCCTCAGTAAGTTTTAAATAATTCTATACGGTTTACCGTAACGGCGCAACCAGCTTTTCAGCCTCTTTAATGTAAAACTCATAGTTCAGCGTTGCCCGGTTGAAGCGCTGCATATTGTTACACTCTGTTACTGTCCACCCTTTGCAGATAGCAACAGCACGTTTACCAGCATTTGGGTCTTTCTTGAGCTGTGCTGCAGTTGGTGGTAAAAATTTTGTGATCGGTTCACCATCGGTGCTGACATAATAACGACTTGTATTTTGAACTTTACGTTCACCGAAAAACAATTCAGCATTACGGTTAGCACGGGCAAGCATCATAAAATCATGAACGTCTTCATGTGATGTTATAAAGTCATTAATGTTTTTCCCATACACCAGTGCAGCTTCCGCAGCTTTTGCGATAACCTGACCGCTGAAATTCTGTTCCCATCGCAAATCCTTACCATAGGCATATGCGCCTTTACGTTTAAGTTCTCCTGTTGACGCATAACGTGCTATATATGAGTTAACATCACGTATCCACATATCAGAGTATTCGTTTTGTTCCAGGGTAAGTTTAGTAAGATTCATCCACCATTCACGAATTGCGTTAACCTGTGGTAAAAACACCCGAGGCACATAATAAGTGATACCGTCTGTATTAGCCTGTACAAGCATTAGTCCGGGAATTTTTACTAACTGTTCAGCTAACATACAAAGTAAAAATTGACCATTCAGTGTGATAGTCATTGTAAAATTAGGATCGTAGAACGGACTAAATTTTGAGTTACTATTTCCATATGTGCCATTCAGACCCAGTTTAACCATTTTGTTTTTGCCAGTTCCTTTTTTAAACTGTTTGCGGTAATGGAAAAGATTGTCATAAACATCACAGAATACAGGGCTTAAATGTTCCGGGTAAACTCTACCTTTAATAGCAAGGTTCGGATAATATGATTCCACATCATCATCAATTAATACATATTGCGCATTACTCTGTAAATGGCGTGATTCTACTGAACCATGAATACCACCTACACCAAAGAAAAACTTAAAACCGTCAATATCCGCTGTAAGATTTTTAAATACACCCTTTGTTTCTTTTATAACTTTACTGCGAATAAATGTTAAAACGTCGTTAAACTCCTTACGTTCGAACTGAACATAAGGGAAAATAAGATTATTTAATACAATCTCTGGTCTTGGTGTTGTACGAACCTGACGACGGCCTGAAATTTTCTCATAACAAGGAATGCCAGCTTCTTCTAATTTAATAATGAAGAATTCTTTACCTATGTTAGTGTCGCTGGTATTTGAAAAATCTCTTTGATATTCAGCACCGATTTCTTCACGAAATGAAAGGTCATCAGCGCTTTTGATATAGAAATCATATGTTGCGTCAACGTCATGCATCATGTATGAGCGGACAACATCTATTTGTTCATTGGTTAAGTATGTGCCTGGCGGATATGGTAAGTCTTCAATAGAATCCATACGCATCGCAAACTCTAACGATTTAAGACTAACACCGCCGATTTTTTCTTCATCATCATTTTTAGGCTTCTGCTTACCTTTGAAATCAAAATGATGCATTTTAAATAAATCTAATTGTGCGAAATACCATTCGCTTTGCCAGACCATTTGAGCACGCTTTTCTTCTTTAGTGCCATTTATAAGTTTATCAGCTTTATTATAAATATCCAAAACGGTAATATACTGAATATTATTTAAAATGCTATGTAAAATAGGATAGTCAAAACCAAGACTATTGAAGCCAACACCGCGTCCGTGATTATTACGCAGATAATCACAGAAGTTAAATAGATGAACACGATCATCGCGGCGTTGTGAAATTTCAAATATATAACGATGACCACTTGCCATATGGCGTGCACCAAAAAGAAAACAGTTGGGATACGTTTCCTGATCGTAAATGTAATCATCAAATTTCATAATAAATCCTGATAAGTAAATGGGGCGCTATGGCCCCATGTCTGTTTAAAGCGGTATGTCGTCCCAGTTCCAGTAACTATCAGTAGCCGTTACCTGTGAGAAATCCCGGCGCGGGAGTGGTCATCACCATGTAACCCTGGTCGATCATTGCCTGGTCAGTCCAGCCTTGTGCAATAAACTGTTCGTAAGTCGCACCAGCGGCTTTTTCAGTCATCACTTTCACAGGCGCTGCTACAGGTGCTGCCGCTGGTGTAGGCGCTGCTACAGGTGCTGCCGCT